CCGAGTTGAAACGCCGCGAACGCATCCCCGCGCCCCAGCGCCTCGCCAATATCGTTCGCCGATCCTGGCAGGTGCTTGACCGTTCGCTCGAGCAAATCCAAGATTTGAGCGGGCGTCGAGCCAGGATATTTCGCCAGGAGCAGGGCGCACGTGCCAGCGGCGTGGGGGTTCGCCATCGACGTGCCCGACGCGCTCGTGTAAAAATTATCGACAGGCGTTCCCATCGACCTGCCCGCCGCTCGAGCAGCGACGATGTTTCCACCTGGAAAGCATAGATTCGGCTTTATGCGGTTGTCGAGAGTCGGTCCTCTCGACGAGAAACTTTCGAGCTGATCTGACTTCGACGTGGCGCCGATCGTGATGACATTCTTCGCAGATCCAGGCGAACCGACCGTGCCCGCGCCCGGACCGGCGTTGCCCGCCGCAACGCAGACGATCACGCCCTTGGCGACCGCGGCATCGCAGAGTTGCGAGAGAGCATCGGTGCCATCGTTCTGACCGTCGCTCCCCAGCGAGAGGTTGATGATCTGCGCGCCGTTGTCCACTGACCACTGTACACCCTCCATTACCCAGGAGTCCGATCCTGACCCAGACGAATCCAGCACGCGCGCATTGAGAAACGATACGCCCGGCGCGATGCCGCGACACTTGCCGCCGCTCGCCGCGCCCGTGCCACCGATGATACTGGCGACGTGAGTGGAATGCCCGAATCCGTCTTCGGTCGAGCCGCTTCCCGTGAAATCTTTGCTCGCGATCACGCGACCCTGGAGATCGGGATGCGTGTCGTCGATGCCTGTGTCCACAACCGCAACCTTGATCCCAACGCCTGTATCGCCTTGCGCCCAGACCTGCGGCGCACCGATCAGCGGCGCCGAATCGCTCAGGCGCGTATGCACGATCTTGTCTAGCTCGATCCGTTCGGACGAGCCGTGCTCCGCGAGAGCGCGGATTTGCTGGGACGTGAGTTTGAGCGCGTAGTGCATCGTCAGATGCGAGACGAACGTAGCGCGCGGCATCCACAGCGGAACCGCAAAGCGTGGAACCTTCGTGACGATCACGGGAACGAGTGCGTTTTCGGCGTGAACGCCTTCGAGATACGCGATCAGAGTCGGGTGAACCTTTTGTTGGTACAGATCAGAAGACGTTTGCATTTATTTCCTCCACTCGCTCACAACCCACCAGGTCAAGAGCAGGGACGCGAAGATCAGCACTAGGAATAAGTCTCCCTGGTTCATATTTTGTAGAATCATCAAAAAATCCTTCTGCCCTTTGGCATTCGATCACGCGCCACGTCCACTCGCGGCAACCCTCGAACTGGCGGCGCGGGACGATGAACGGCTCGTTCACTTGACCAGACTCCGCAATAGATTGAATATCGCGATGAGGAATCCTGCCAGCGAGAAAAACAGAGTTACTACAAATGCGGCAATCCAGCGAGTGTCAATCTTCGTTTCTGTTTTCTGTGACTGTGCGCCAATTACTTTGAGTTGGGTGTCCTGGAGTTCTTTGACGCTTGCCCTAATACTGTCTAACTGACTATGCGCCCCAGGATGAATGGGCATTTGCAAATGATTGGTAACCTGGGAAACTAATTCAATGTGCGCCTTGTCTATGACGTTGATTCTATCCGTGATTGCCGCGATGCGGAGGGTCGTTTCATCCTTGGTTGTAAGACCCTCGAATTTCCTGGAGAACTCATCGGCTTGCTTGCGGTTGTCTGCCAGCAAATTATTGTGTCCAATATTGTAACCCGCTTGGGCAACCTCGGCTTTGGTGATCGCTTCTTTTTGCGCCTGGTAGCGTTCCTCATAACGCTTGTCATTTGCTTCAACAAGTTTGATGAGAAAGTTCAGGATGTCGCGCACCCATTCCTGGGTTGTGATGCCTTTGCCGTTTGGAGGTGTCTCGCCCATTATTGAATCCTATAAAAGAGTTGAATCAGCATCCCCGCGAACCCCACAACGATGGCGGTGCCTCCCAGTCCCCAAACGATGAACGCGATCAACGCGTCTTGCCAGGTATAGATGTCGTCATTCATTCTTTATCTGGCATTGGCGCAGGTTCGGGGCTTGCTTGAACTGGGACATTCGGCAATCGCCCCACCGAGTATTGCATTGCCAGTTCAAACGTGCCATGATTTGTCACGACCCAGTTTGGAATTGCAACGACTTGCAAGCCATGCTTTCTACACAGTGCATCGTACTCATCCGCGAATTTCTGTTCGGGCGATTTCTGAACAGTTCGACTATTGAGTGGATTTTTTATTTTATCTTTCTATCCCAAAGCCACTAGGTCGGCTTTGAAATTGTTGAGTTGAGTTCGCGCGGCATTGTGCGCAGCAATCGCTGCGTCAATCTCGGCAAGTGTGATTGGACCTTCGACTTCCTGTGTAAAATTATCCCCCAGTATCAGGATCAATCGTCTGTCGCGTCAGCGTATAAGTTACGGGTGTACCGGGGATTTTCGCCAGCGTTATTCTGCCTTTTGCTTTGAGTTTGGCGTATCGGTCAAGATTGGGTAACATAGTTCTCCTATCCTAGGCAAACGTAATTGAATACATAGGTGCGGGACAATAGTGCAGTTGGTGTTCCATCGTATGATATCACAAGTGTTGTCGCGGTGCAATGACACGATGCCGCCGCAAGTGTCCCTGTGCTTTGATCATTGATGTTGGCAATCGCTAGTGGCACGGATGTCCACGTTCCATCTTTGAATGTCAGAGTCAGAGATGGAGTCGCCAGAGGCGTATCAAGCGCACTGGTCGTCACCGTGATCGTCCCGCGCATATCGTTGCCCGATACTGCCGTGACAACCGCGTTCGCGCCCCAACCCGCTCCTAGCACAACGTCGCCAACCGCAATCGCCGTTCCGCCAGGAATGAACAATCTGTTTTTCCCAGTGGTCGTTGCTGCGCCAAGCGAAGCATTTCCATAATTGTCAATCACCAATCCGTCTGCCAGCGTATTATCGGCTGTGCCAGACGAACCTGGCGGAGCAACTTGTAATCTTACTTTCCCACTTCCGGCGTTACCAGTTCCAAGTCCAGCTGCAAAGATCGCATCACCGCCTAATTTGTTTGTTGCCCCACTTGTTGCTCCGCCCGCTTGAACGGTCAAAGGGTTGCCAACTGAATTGCTTACGGTGTGGCGTTCCATCCAGATCGTGCGGGCAGAGTTGCCGCCGAGAGAGAGAAGGTTGGTTGGCGAAGATGTGCCAATCCCAACGCTCCCGCCATTGATAATAGTAATTCCGTTTGCCCCAGCGCGATCAGAATAAGACGCAAGATGCAGATTGGGTTGACTCCCGCCTAGGTAGTCTGTGTAGATATTCACTACCCCAGTTGTCAGCCCCGGATCTATCGTCAATCCACGCCCAGTGTCGCTAACGAAGAAGCTGGACACACCTTTGACCTGAAACGGCACAACTGGGTTCAGCGTGACAATACCAACATTCCCGTTTCCTAGAATGATTGCCCTGGCAACGTTATTGGTATTGAATGTGATTGGGTAGTTTCCCGCCGTTAGAATGTTAAATGAATTTGCTCCGCCGTAAGTTGCTTGCGCTGACCCATTCACAAAAAACTGACAGACGTTGCCAGTGGTGTTTGAAAGCAAAACCTGGCTATAGCCAGTTGTGCTTCCGTTATTAACTTTAATAGATGGCGAGTTTGTTCCATAAATCTCAAAATCAAATGACGGCGCATTCGTTCCAATTCCCACTCGTTTATTCGCTAAATCCAGCGCTAGCAAGCTTCCACTCGCCCCCGCTGATTCTCGAAAATCGGCAATGTTCGCAGTTGCACCAACGGCGATAGTCAGTGATTTCGCCCCGCCTGTGGTGTTGGTCATTACAAACTTGGGCGCGGTGTGCGCGATGGTCAAAACCTTGTTGGTCTTATCCCAAACTAATCCCGCATCCCCGCCAAACACGCCCGAATCGTTATATTGAACCTGCGTGTTTGATCCGCCTGGAGTTCCACCCGCCGCAATCGCCACATTGCTTGCGGCTGTGATTCTGCCCTTTGCATCAACCGTGAATTGTCCGACCTGGGTTGCGCTACCGAATGTGCCGACATTAGCATTAGCCGTTGCCAGCGTCAATGCACCCGTATTGCTAATCGTCGCATCGCCACTCATTGCAACGTCAGTGGCGACGTTCGAGCCGTTGCCCACAAAGATATGCGCGGAAGTTAATGCTGACGAAAGATAGGAATGAGTATGACCTATGAGGGAATAAAATCCATCAAAATAAGTTTTCAACGTGGCTTTGATATTTGCCCACGTTAGTTTTTTCAGTCCCCAGGACGCAGCAGAATCAGCGAGAGGAATCTCGTCTGCGTCAACGGGTGTGACTTTGGATGTGGCGGCGTGGATTGGAGTTGTTAAACTACCCCACGCGGGTAAGCCGCTGACTACCTGCAAGACTTGTCCGACAGTACCGATGGGTAGCCGTGTAGCAGATTCCGCATATGCTTCGACCTCAGCTAGACCCGCGTTTGCTCCAGCCAGTGCGTCACCGTTTGCCTGAATCCAGGTGATCCCGCTTTTAACCGGAAAATCAATCGTGAGCGGTGCGCCACCAAGAGCCAGTCCTGAAAAAGGAACAGACGAGCCATCGCTGAAAGTTATAGTTCCGGTGGATCCAAACTGGTCTACTCCATTGTTTCGATTTCGTAAAATAACCCTGCCAACAATTTGGGCGACCGTGAAATCTACGCGCCACCAACAAGGATGAGGTAAACCAGATGCGACCCAATCGGTTGTAATATCTCCGTCTGCTGCTTTATCGGGCAAATAAGATCCGCTATAAGAATTGACTGCGCTGTAACTAGCAACCCCACCTGCAGGAAAGCGCACAAGGTTCGCCCCAGATATATCTTCATAAACCATATCCCCAAGAGTCGTCATCGGGTTTGAATACGGCGGTATGACAACAGCGGGAGGGAAAGTTTGCGACCCAATAATTTTAGCATTGGCGAGTTCTGTTTCACTGATCGCTGTCGTAGCTGAAGTTAGAAAGACCCACGCAATCGGAAAGACATTGTCTGGGACGACGGGCGGAGTCGGTGGCGAAGCCATATCCGATCCTGCGAGAACGTGAAGGGCGAGATCAGCCCCAAGATAAATCAGATCCATCCGAGTCAAGGCAGGCGCGACGAAGACCGGTGTATTCCCCCCGGCCCAATAATTCCAGTTCCCGTTAACGGTAAAAGGTCCCGGTGTGACAAAGACGCTCATCCCTGGATTAGCGAAGGCGACTGCCTTAACCTCGGCAAGGGCGCGGTTGAATATTCTTACTTTGTCGAACCCGCCAGTTCCCCGATCGGCATCTTCGTGCTGAAGCGCGTGTTTGGCTACGGTATTTGACTGTGGGTCTGAAGAATAAGCGCGGTCTGAATTTCTCCCCACAAAGCGATAGAGTGCTTTCTGGCTCTCGTTGACGCGCTCGACGAGAATAGGGGTGTTGTCTATCTTCAGCGTTTCAGCCACGTCTCGTACGCGAATCAGGCGCCGACCATCGCCATAGAGTCTCGCCCAAACGAAACCCGAATCTCCAATGTCAACCAGTCCGTGTCCATTGCCGAGGGTCGCGTCAATGCCCTCAAGCCGTTTTCTCTCGCGGGACTTGAAGGAGTCAAACTGATTCGCGGTCTGTAGTTGGTTTCGGCTCATTTCGTTTTATCGAGATCAATATCACCGGGAGTTGCGCCGTAATTAGCCCCGACTCCGTGAGTGCTGTACTGATTATACTTCCAATCCGACCAGTCGGTAGGGATGGAAGAGCCTGCTAGCCAAAGTTCATGATTCTTCGCCCACGCCTGCGCTCCACCAAACCTAGTATTATTCCACCACCAAGAACCGGTGTAGATAATCGGCTTGTACCCGAGTGCCGCTTCTACTACTGTAAGGAATGTTTGGATATTTGCCGCAGAAACCGCAGAGCCGGTGTCCTCGCAATCCAATGCCATCTTCAATTCACCGTGATCAGACCCCAAGACTGAGAGAAAATGATTCGCCTGGGTCGTAGGATTCAGATTGTTGATGAAGTAGTGATACGCTCCGCGGGAAATCCCCTGCGCTTTTGCACCAGCCCAATTTGCCGCGAACTGAGCGTCCGTAACGCCGGTTCCTTCGCTTGCTTTGATGAAGGCAAAGGTCACTCCGTTTGCTTTTGCTTTTGCCCAGTCCATTGCACCTTGATAATGCGAAATATCTATTCCCTGACTTCCGAGGGGATTCGGTGGGACGACTGGACTTCCATCGGTGTAGTTAAAGTCAATGAAGATTTCCGAGTCGTCCATCTGCGATGTAGAGGACAAACCCATTACTTGGTCGAAGGAATCTGGAAGACCCTGCTTCGATATGTCATTGAAAACCGCGACTCCGAAATCAGTTGTGAAACACGGCAGACCAAATCCACCGCCGACCGGAGCACCGGTAAAATAAACTAGATTTTTGTCAATCGGTACGCAGAATAGATTAATCGGGTTTAAGGCGCGTGCGCCAACGGCAGGAGGCGTCCAGCCGTTCCAGGTTGGAGGACTTGCCGTTAGGTCTTTGGTGAACCAGATCTGAAGTTGCGCAATACCGACTCCATAGTCCTCATTGAACATATTGGTTAGGAGGTGATTTATATTCCCCATCCCCGCATCACCAATATTTATTCCGGTTGGGGGAGTGTAGCCGTTCGAGTAGATTGGATTGAATGCTTGGTCAAACCGCCTAATTTCAGCAACACCTGGAGAGTGGGGCGTGCCATTAAAAACATAGATCCGATTGTCGTTAGCATAAATGACACCAGATTTGTCGCTGTAGGGTATTAGAAAATATCTATAGATGTCGAATACTGGGGTAACATCTATGGACATGCCCGCCGAAAAATCAGGAAACGCACCTCCGCGATTGCCTGGAACTCGCGCGATGCTCGGATATGGAGCGGCATAATAGCCGCTTGCTTGATCGCCAGATGGCGCATTACCTCCGACATAATAGACACCTCCGAGATGGGTTGATGGCGCGATGTAGAGCCAAGGGCTAACGTTCCCAGAACCGATTACGCCGCCAAAATGTAAATACTTTGCGGAATCGCAGTGCCACGTTGCCCCATAATCAAGCGAATAAATAGTCCAAACATCTGCCCCATAAACGAATGGACGCGGTGAAAAATAATCATTGCTCACACAAAGTTGGGTTGCTATAAAACCTGGTATCATTGCGTTTGCGGATAAACTGTATGTAAGTTGCTGAGTTCCTGCGATTCCAGGACTACCTGCAAGAGCATACGCAGTCGCCAAATTTAATTGTAGCGTCCAAACAGGTGTATTGGGAAGACCTGTGATGCGATACAGCCCACCGTCGGTCATCGCCCAAGCAGCGGTAAAGTGATCTCCTGACAAACTGAATGGATCTACAACGAATTTGCGGATAACCAAGGACAATACATTTGCCGCCAAGACCGGATTGGGGTGGTAGAGCGTAAACGTTGCCCCAACTCCAACTGTTGCAGAAACATCAACCGTGAGACTAGTGTCTCCGCCGATGACGGTTACTGTGGCGTCAATTCCAACCGCGATAATTCGATCTCCAACTGCAACTTGAGACAGGAATTGAGTGCCGCTTCCCGTGATTGTAAATCCAGCTTGCGTGATCGTTCCAACGGTTGCCGTGATTTGTTGCGCACTTAGATTCGTCCAAATTGGCGCACCGTTAAGCCCGGTGGTTCCGTATGCGCCCTTGCAACACGCAAGCCCTTTGTGCGTTGAGACATAGAGCAAATTCCCGCGTCCTGGAACTGTAGTGGGGTTCGGCGGCGGATTCGGCGGCGGTGGAGGGAATGGAGTTGGACCCGGCCATATAACCGGAGGCAAAGTCCCCGGCGGCGGAATGACCGTCGGATAAGGTGGCACAGTCCCCGGCGGTGGTTCAGGCTGTCCGATGGCTAGGCTTCCCTTGATGTCCATCTCCACGGTCGTTGAAACCAGCAAAACTCCGCTTCCGATCTTCGAAAAATCGTATGTGACATGATTGATCCAAAACCTCATCCCAGCCCAAGCAATGTTTCTTTTATTTGGCGGAGCGGTAACTGAAATAGGTTCTGCTGGAAAGACATCGAAGATTCGATAGTTTCCTCTCCACGGAAGAATGACTTGTTTGAAGCCAAGATTCTTGTATGCCTCGTAAAGTCCCGCCAAGACGTTGCAGTTGGCTTGGTCAACAATTCTGATTCCGTTGAGTGTTAGCGGAGAGCCAGATGACCAAGGAGTTGGTGGTGCCCAAGAGCCGAACGGAGTTCCCGCTGCATCTTCACCCCAAAAGTCAATCCTTGAAACGATCTTATTCTGCGGTTCATCTCCGAAATCTACCTCATCTCGAAGGTCTGTGAGATTCTGAGCTAGGATATAGGACGTTGAGCGAGTTGAGACTGGCTGAAGTTGCGGATGTGGCTCGAAATACAAATGACCCAGCGCAGTCCCGCCCCAGCGACCTGAAACTGAATTGCAAATCGGTGTCAGTTGCTCGCTCATCGCGCCTTCGGGAAGTGTGACAAACTCCGCGGTGAAATTTGTCAGATTGAGATAGACATCTGCAAGTTGGGAAACCGTCGAGTGCCAAACCAAGAGATGGTGTACGGCTAGGTTGTAGGTCATTCCGTTCAAGAGATGCCACGGATCTACTGCATTTGGTGGGTTGGGAGTTTCCAAATCTCCCGCTAGTTCCCCCAAGGTTGAAAGTACACCCGCGATATTCCAAAGCGAGAAGGTAACTGTTCCTTTGATCCAGTCCTGTTTTACCGAGCCGCTTTTGATGTACCCGACCATCACGATGTTCTCGCGATAGAGTTCGTTTCCAATAGACTGCTGGGTCGCACCGTAGCGATCAACCGCTGAAAGAACACACAACGCATTTTTTGGAAACTCAGAGATGGCGGCGATGGAACGAACAGTAATCGTTCCAGACCAGACACCGGCTTCATCACCTTCAAGCGTGCTGATCTCTAATTTGCGGTAGGAAATAGTATCGAGAAATGAGTTGGGATTTCGCACCATCACGACGAAAAAGCGGGTGTGCGTCTTGCCGTGATTGTCCGTCACAGTAAGGGAGCAGTAATAATCTCCTGGCGCGTTCCAAGTGACCTGATTCGGTGCCCCTGAAGTCCCAGCGGTAACCGTAGAGCCGGCGGTAACTGTTCCGCCGCGCCATGACCAGAGGACACTTGAAATTGTTGCGCCAGCAATCCCGGTTGAACGTGAATAGAATTTTCCCGTTGCCAGTAAAGTGTTGGGGTCGAGATAAATGACGCAATGCGTTCCGCACCGAGCTAACGGAGGATAGTTAGTATTGTCGTCCGTGTACGGAATGTCATTGTCTTCAAAGAGATGATCGAGCCCAAATCCAACTCCATAAACTATCCCAACGTGAATGGACTGGGGCTGAATGACCTCTTTGACCGTGATGTAAACATCGTCGCCCAGATCGGAATTGTGGATGCTAACGTTGAGAGTTGGTGCTGCATAAGACCGCCAGCGCGCCTCGCCAAGGTCCGAAGCACCGGGAGTTGTACCAAAGAAGACTTGCATGTTTTTGGCAGGAGTCCGAACATTGACGACATTATCCACCGCGATCGAGGTAGAGCCGTTTGCTTGAGCACCGTTTACCTGCGCACTCCAAATCGTGGGAGGAACGTAAACATTCAGCGACAAGTCCGTGACGTGTTGCTTGGTGCGTAAAAGGGCGAGATTGGGCGCAGGGACTACCGGCACTAGATCATCCTCGTAAATTCAATCTTGACGTTTCGGCAGATGAGTCCTTCGCGACTCTCCATTACTGGTCTTCCCATAATGCAGGCAAAGTTGTCGAAATCAATCCCACTTGCGCCGCTTCGTTTCGAGGTATAGACCTCCATCGCCACGCCCGGAACATCACCCTGTAATTCTAGGAGAAAGTCATAGTCCTCCTGCGGAAGGGTGTCCCACGTCCAAACGGCAGAGCCAAAGCCAGCCTCGATTGGAATGCCGTTTAGATCCGTTCCAACTGTTTGGAAAATAACCGGTGTGGAAACGGGGTCCTTGCCAACCCGAATGAGTTCGCAGATTGGCTTTAGCGTTCCGAGTGAAGTCCCTAGTTTATGTCGTTCCATCAAACACCTGGAATAACTTTCCGCATCGCGGCATAGGTTGCGTCTTGCACGACCTGCTCGATTGTCGCTCTATCCAGATTTGCGGGCGCGCCAGTCCAATTGTGATTGAATTGATAGGTGTTACCACCGCTAACCCCTACAGTAGCCGGAGCAAGCATCTGAACTGACCCGCCCAAAGCGTATCCCCCACCTGGCTGCGAGATTGCGCCAACGATTCCCTGTAGAAGAGATAGTTGGCTCATCATGCCAGCGCCAATGCCCTGCATAATGTAAACGCCTAGACTTTGCCAGTCCAATTTCGCGATTGCGGTAAAAAGAGAGTATTCGAAATAACTCGCCATTGAAGCCGTCCAGGAATCCAGTTCGCTGACGAATGACTTGGCAATCCCGCTGAGGATTTCCGCGCCCCATTGAAAAGTCCCCATGAGACTACCGATGCGGTCTAAGAGCGCCGCCAGCAACTCTTGAATCATATCCGAGATCTGCTTTTTCCCCTCGTCTTGCTCAATCCACGCAGAAATTCCAGTGATGATTCCCTGGCTGAGCGGCATTCCTACCTGGTCTCTTGAGAGTTTACTGGGTGACTGAATTCCGAATGCCTTTTTGAGATTGTTCAATAGATCGTCCGCCGCTTGCGAGAAATCCACGTCCTTGAATCCGTTCTTGATTCCGTTGATGAGCATTCCAACGATGGTTGAGTCAACTTCATTTCCCTTCGACTTGAAGAAGTTTTTCCAATCAAAGAGTCCGCCGCCGATAAGGGACGGATCAAAGTGCGCTGACCCGAATAGGATTTTGTTCCAGTCAATATTTCCCTTGCTATCTGTGAATCCAAGTCCCTGTAGGATAGAGTCTTGGATCGCTTTACCGGTGTCGTTCAATTGCTTCTTGCCTTCTCCTTCAGTTGCCCACTTCCTAATTGCCTTTACTAGGTCCCCCATGATAGTGTCTATCCACTTTGTTCCCTTGATGAACTCATCTAATGCCCAACTCAGCGTATTCCCGATGCTGTCCATCGAGGTTTTGATCTGCGCTTTGCCTTCTGGAGTTTCAGACCACGTCTTGATTTTCGCAACCAATTCCGAAGTACGTGCTCCGACCCACTTGGCGTTTTCGATGACAATCCTCAATCCCTCGCCCAGCGCATCACCGAGTGTCTTCATTGTTCGCTCAATGTCAGCCTTATGCCCGGTAATCCATAATTGCATCGCGTCGAACGCACCCTGTAACCCATTACTCTTAAACCCCTCGGCAATTTTCTTTGTAAAGTCCCCTACTCCATCGATAAAATTCTTGATGAGAGGCATGTTATTTGCGATAAACTGTGTGAACATCTTCACCAGAGGAACGATAACCGGTATCACGTTCTTTGCAATGACGATTCCCAAGATGTCAAATTGAATCCCCAGCCCAGCCATCGTGCGGGTGTATTCGTCAATCATCTTTTTGTCGAAGACAATCCCAAGTCCCTTCAGTTGCTTGGTAATGCTGTCAATCTGAGTAGGACCGGCTTCAAGAAAATCGAGGAATTTCTGGTCGCGCGTTCCGAAGAGCGCAAAGATGGCGTTGGACTTTTCCGCGCCTTCCGGCATCTTGTTGAGCGCATCCCCGACTAGTTTAATTCGGTCAGACAGTGGCACCGAAATATCGGAGAGATATTTCATGCTGAGACCTGATTTTTCTAGGAAGACAAGTAGCGGGTTGCGCTCCGCCGAAACCCTTAACGAACGCGCCACTTCCGCCATCCCTTGTTTCAGTAACATCAATGATTCTGCCGAACTGCGGCGCAAGAGCATTTCCGTTCTCGCGTTGTCCTCGATACGCCGTTTATCAGCAATCGCTCGATCTTCAGCCTCACGCGCGCGCGCTTTCTCCTGGTCTTCTCGCGCTTCCTTTTGGTGCATGATCATCAGGCGCCGTTCGCGTCCGTGCACCCCGCGTAGAGATTCAAGATTATCACGATTGGTTCGGTAAACGGAGAGCGCGTAATCGTCGTTGGCGCGTTGCAGGGTTCTTGCCCGGTCCTCAGCCGACCGAGCGATTTCACGGTCGAGATTTGCTAGTCCTTCCGCAAGGTCACGTGCATTGAGCATTAGCGCGCGTGAATTGTCGCGGAAGGTGATTGCCGCGTTGTGAATTAGGTCTTCCTGGGCATAATTTGCCTGTCGTATTGTATCGGTAAAGGATTGAAAGGCACTGGTCATTGTGCCGATGCCTAGTCCGATCGATTTTGCGCCAAAGACGTAATCTGCCGCGACTTGTATGCCCTCGTGCATCGCGGAGTTTACTTGATTTATAGATTCGTGATACTTGGTTAAGGTACTAACGGCGGCATCCAGCCCGATAATACTACCGATGCCGCCAGCAATTCCGAATAGTCCACCCAGTCCTAAAGTGTTCCCTAATCCGCCAATTATATTTCCGAGGGATTGTTTAAGAGAACTGAGGGTTCCGCCGACCTTTTCGCCCAACCCAGAAAACGCAGACGAGATTGCGCTCGCTGCCTTTTTAGCACCTGCTTCGGCAAGGGCTAAACCTTCGTTGTAAATTTTGAGACCGGCCTGGAATGCTTTTGTCTCAAAAATCGCTTCAAGCCCGGTCTGATTGGGTTTGTCTACCATTATTTCACTGGTTTACGTGCTTCGTCCTGTTGAATCTTGGACTCCCATGCGGTCATTCGGTCGAGTGTTCTGAATAAAGCAATCGCATAGTACTTGTCGTCTTCGTCCCACGCATCAAACTGGCTTACCGGAATTTGCAGTTTCAGGAGGGCTATCTTGACCTGCTCGAACCGTTGAGAGGTGTACCAACCCATCGGTCCCGAGGGGATTGGGAGATCCATGAGCGCCGTTCCCGTTGGGCTCTTCCATCGGACGCCGAAAGGCATCCTGCATAGCAGTCACCGCCTTTTCCGAAACCCCACTGGCTTCCATGACACCGGTCATTATTTTCTGGGCATCGTCAAGCGAACCAATCACTTCGGTCTTGACGTAGTAGACGAGGCGTTCGGCTGGGTCGTCGGGAACCATGATCTTTGGAGAGATTTCGTGCTGGAGAGCAATCCAGTCTTCGTTTGTAGGGCGAGGGAATTTGATGCCGCGCAGGTAGGTTAAGCGTTCTATCGCGGCTTCGTATTGGGCGGTGTTTTCCTGAACTGCTTCGTGATACAACCGCATGGCTTCCTTTTCTTCGGGAGTCGCTACAGTGGTATCATCGTGGTAATGCGTTTCAGTGCGTGGCTTTTCGGTTTGTGGATCCAAAGTCCCCGGTAACTCGACTTCATAGGTTGGTGCTTCGGGTTCTGGATATGCCGCTCGCAACGAATCAAGCATTGTTGCGATTCCGTGGAACGTAACTTCAATTCCACGACTGGTCGTGAAACCTTTCATTTTGCTCCTTGTTTGCTTCTACCTACAGACAGGTGATAGTCTGCGACGGTCTTACCGGCTTCGTTCATCACGAAGAGATCACCGGAGGTGACTTGCTCAATAATGCCGTCCGAACGCGTGACGATGACTTCTTTGTCACCGTCATTGCGTCGCATTTCAACCGATCTGGTTTCCCACAGGAATTCACCAGTGTTATTGAGCCACCTAACCGTCAACACTTCTGCTCTTACGCGGACACTTTCAGGACAACGCTCGTTCCGCCCTGGACATTGCCAACGGCATATGCCAAGTTTTCGTTCACTTGGAAGATGTCGTTCAGTCCAAGGTTGGAAGGTGTGACGAGCAATTCCCATTGGTCACCGCCATCAATACTGCGGTGAATCGTTCCCACCGGAGAGGCGGTGTTGGTGATCATAAAGCCAACGTGGTCATTCACGAAGGTGAGCGCCTTGATGGTGCTCGACGCGGTTTGCCCGGAGAAGGTCTTGGCTTCAAAGTCCGAGACAAAACCATCCCACGTTTCGTAAAGTTTTCCAGAATCTGACCCGATGATCACACGCAGTTTGCTGAAAGCGTGCAGGGAGGTGATGTTCATTGCGACAGGAGGTGTGACTGCCGCCCACGTTGCGCCGCCATCGGTGGTTTTGATGAGCGCGGAAGCCGCGCCACCCGCCCAGCCATTCGAATAGTCACTGAAGGAAATGGCTTTCAAGGACGACCCACCGGAGGCACTTAGAGCACTTGATTGCGCGGTCCAAGATGCGCCCGCGTTGGACGAGAAGTAGATGTTCCCGGCCGTGGTCGCCAACCAGAGATGGTCGCGGTCTGCGATATAGAGAGCTTTGGCATTGGCACAACCTTCATTGTTGGTTGCGCCCAAGGTGACGAGTGTCCAGGTGGCACCGAGATCGTCGGAGTATGCGATTTTGAGAGGTTCGGCGTTGACTTGCTTGCGAACCGCGATCATCCGAATCGTGGTCGCATCGAGATAGAACCCGCCGAGCGCCATCACATCGACACCACCGCCGAAGGGATGAGCCGCGCCGCCGGTACCAGGCGTCCACAGTCCACCGCCGGTGAGCGTCCACCACACATCGGAAAGCGTAGTGGGTGAGCCAGCCGCTGCGACACCTGCCACCGCACCGCGCAAACCGGGGAGTTGGAACGCGCCGCAGTTCGATGCGCATTGAAGCGTGTCGTAGAAGGTCACGGCATCCAAGTTCCCGGTCTCGGCAATCGCCTCGCGTACCACCGAGACATTGCGTGGACGGAAGATTGGATTGTAGCCGCTGATCGCTAGTGTGCGGAGAGTCATATCGTCTGACTCGCGCATAACTGCGTTCTCGACCTGACGTGACGTGATGCGAGCGTGTTGCACGATCTCAGCGCGCACAAAGTTCGAGAATAGTCCGGCGCGTCCGCAGTCTCGCAGGAGTGCGTAGAGTGCGAAGTCGCAACGCGTTAGTGTGTCCAGGATATCGCCTTCGGGGAAAACTGGACCCTTGAGTCCAGTCGTCACCGCGGCAGGAATACCCTGCGAAACGCCGATGGTTTCAAGGACGCCATCGCGGTTGCGACAGTGGATTAGCGTTTGGTCGCCGGCGGGTTCGACCAATGGGTCGAGGTCGAGACAGCCGATATACTGGGCGGTTTTACCGGGCGTGGTCTGAATGAACAGACTGCCGTTACTGCCCTTTAGTGGGGTTGAACTCATGGTGCCTCCTGACGCGCTCTGCGCGCATAATTGAGTAGCGATTCGAGCTGGATTCCCAGCGCGTCTTGAATCGCGGCTTTCACGTTCGCAATATCGTTCATATCGTTGATGGTCCAAATGCCCCGATCGTGCAGGGCTTTAGCCAAATTTACCGTTACCGGGAAATCCTCGAAATTGAGCCCAAAAGGAACGGCGGTTCGGAGAACTACTGCCGAAAGGTCGTCTTTGATGATACCGCGTGGCAGATAGCCACGATGCAATCCGTTGGCATCCGACCATTCGACCAGCGCGGTTTTAGTGTTTTCCTCAAGGATGGTGATTTTCATTTAGACCTTCGAGCAAATCGTTCCATTGCTAGTCTCATTTCGTTTTGAAATTCCTTATTTAACGTCTTGGTGATGATGGCGGTGAAGTTCCTTGCTTTCGTTCCGGGATTCTTCACCTGCATCTTGCGATTCCACTTTGTTCCGGGCTTCGATGGAAACGCCTGAATCACGTTGGGTGTCGTCTTGGGTGTTCCACCGGTTAGGAAGATCAAGCCCTTTTTCGTTTTCGCTCGGATGATGTGCGGCTTCGTGCCTTTATCCACATAACCGTAAATCTTGTCATCGGTCCCGACAAAGAGCGCGATCTGCGCCCGATCTACGACGATCTTGCTGGTGAACTTCGGTTGCCGTTTCCAGGTTTTGGTCGTGCGACGGAAGTCATCCAGGACATTCTTCTCAAGCCGTTGGAGTGCTTTCTTGGATTCTTCGCGAAAGACGCTTTCTTTCAATGGCTTGAAGGTTGAGAAGGAACGGACAACGATCATCTGCCGCGTTGCCTTTGCATCTGCGCCTGAATCTCACGCGCCCGAGTGATTGATCTCCACACTTCACGCTGTGCTCCCATCGGAGTTACGGATCGCTTTATTTCCCATTCCTCCGGATTTAGCAATGCCTTCGTGCCGCTTGCGCCGGTCACTGTCCACTGACCCCCACCGGCTTCCGAGACTTTCCACGTCCCCCATTCGGGATGAGCGATGTTGACGACCAAAACGCCATCTGACAAGTCACCCTCACTCACGCGCAACTTTCCCTGTAGAATCTTGAATGCCTTGCTTGCATCATCAGGACTTTGGAATGTGACGGTCAAATAGCCATCCGATTCATAATTCAAGCCCTGTGTCGCTAACACTCCAAGTGCCTGTGTAATGGTAGCAGTATCTTGGAATGTGATTTCATTGCTTCCACCTTGATAGGTCATGCGCGCATAGTTGCCAGTGTCGGCGCGTTGCTTTTTCTCAATCCTATCAAAGCTGCACCATTGCGGCGATGTCATTCCCTCTACGGCACAATAACCAACAGTGGGATCGGTTGGGGAAACTTTCAATACATCATATTCCTTCCCATCAACGTATCCAACGTACTCTGCGGTGTCAGCGCGATTGCCGGTCTTTGCGTCTACTGCCGCTTGCAAAACCTCCTCGGCTTTCGCCATCATCGCATCATCCCATTGGGAAGAATCAAGCGGAATACCCGCGGCTGTCAGAGCCGCTTCTTGCTCTTGGGTCGTCAGGTTGAATTTGTCGTTGGTATAGATTGCACGTTTCATTGTGTCTCCACTTTTCCTGTCACCGGGAACTCTTGATTAGAGAACCCCGGCGCGCCAAATCTTCAAAGCATTGGCAAATTTCCAAGCAACCCACGCGCCATCGGAAACCCCGAACGGATTGCCTAATCTCTGCGAATCAAGTTGATCTGGAATGTGACGGTCACGCTCCCACACGGAATTTGCAATGTCACAGCCACAAGGTTTAAGCGCCATTTTTGAATGAGCGAGCCGTATAATTGTGTCCTCGGCTTGGCTCGTCAGCGGATCCATCCCTGAAAGATAGTTGATCCGTGCATAACTCGCGCGTCTCGAAAAACAGCCACAAGCATTCGACGGGATTCCGTTGTTGGTTTTTAATACGTCAATGACGCCTGTTTTAGGCACTTTCAAATACGCGCAGGCTTCGTGCAGAAACTCCGAACAGGTGACTTGGCAAGAACAAGACAGCCCATCGCTCTTGGAATGTGGATAAACCAAATCCCCGGTATCAGTCGTGTCGGTATAGACTCTTTTCACGTCAACGGTAAAAACGAACGGGCTGGATCCGCTGGGCGGCACATCGTTGTAGTCTAACCCACCCTGCGGCGTGTCCTGCGCTGCAATCTCAACCATCCGACAGCGAGGCACTTCGATCGTGAGCGTTCCAGCGACGTTGACCATTGAACTTGGCGTAATCTCAATGTCCGTTCCTGCGTGATAAATCCGAATCTCGTCATTCGTAACAGCGGTGGTTACAGTTATCTCACACGGGTCGTTGGTGTAATCTACTGTCTTTCCAAGCGAGATGTTGCTGATCGCTTTGACACCCATCGCGATAACTTTCATCCACTTTGAAACGAGTGGATAGCGATAGGGGTGTTGCTCACCGATGACATACTTTGGCATCAGGAAAAACCCGGCAACTTGCTCGATCTCGCTCTGTGCTTCGATGAGATAGCGCAAGAGCATGGCTCGCTGTTGAAGCGACCAGAGCGGTTCGCATTGGCTTGAATCGCCAAAGTTCACGCCGAATAGATTGCATTCGTGCAAGCCGACGATTGCCGCGTAACGCGCCAGCTTTACAGCGGAGAGCGATTCATCGAGAACAGAAAGGGAAGGGACGACGGTCATTGGACAAACTTTTTATACTTTCCCGTCAAGGATTGAATTGCTTCATCGAACATCTGCCCGTAGATGTATTGCGCGTTTGTTCCGCTTGGTCCGCCCGATGGGGGCGAGACCGTCTGTTTCAGGTTCGCTTTTGACATCGAAACAGTCCCATCGGTCAATTGGCTGTCAATGTAACTCTGGATGGCTTGTGCGATCTTGGCGACGTAGGGATCGGCGCGAACCATCGCAACCGCCCTCTCAACGTCTCGCTTTGCCGTGTTAAGAACCACTTCGACCTCCAATCGTTTGTAGAAATGCCTGACTGCCTGAGATGGCTAGCCAGTAGAGAACTGAATTTACTGTTACCGGGAAAACTAGCAGGGTGATGAGTCCTGCTAGCCATACCCCGACGCAATACGGACATTGCATCAGGCGTCCTAAGTTCGTTCGCGGTCGTCCGTCCTTGCCCAAGTCATAAACTCCGGAGAGGATGCGGAGTCTAAGGAAACAATCGAATAATCCATCATCCGTGGCGATCATTTCGGACAAGCGGTAGCACGCGAACGCGCTTAGGACGAGTTCAAGCCACATCTTTGACTTTGCGAGGCTTGCGCGACTTGGCTACAAGCGCAGAGTCGCCGGGAGCCGAGGTAGCCATATCTCGAGTGATTCTTTCTGGTGAAGTAGACTGCGCCGCTTTGTAAACTTTCGGCTCTTCAGTTTGTTGGACCTGGAAGAGTGGGCTTTTGCCTTCGTAGAGTTTGACAAAGCCTTCAACATCTCTTGAGTCCACATAGCCGACGGTGCGTTGACCGCCGAAGAGATAGCGCGTTTTGGTGACCGAGCCGTAGAACGAGATCGTGCCTGCCTTGTTGCCAAGGTATTGAAGCATCACCATACCTTGCTGACCGAGTTGTGTCATAAATGCACCTTGCGTCCTTCCTGTTTGAATGGTTTGGTTAGCGGCTCTGCCGCCTCCGCAGCAACCCATAGGTCTTTCTCCTGTCTGTAGCATTGGATAGAGAGCGTGAATTTGTTCGTAGAAAACTCGGCGCCAGTTGACCGAGCCTTTCAGCATGTCTTTTTCTTGCTGATTCGTGCGATTGAGTTCGTGCCTTCGGTAAAGATAGAGCGGTTGTTCGATGTGCTTGCCGCAGTAGCCCTTGAATCCGAGGGCGATATTGAATGCCCAGTCCTCACGACCGTGTTGCATGGATTCGGGATAGCCACCGGTATCAATCCAAGCTTGTCTTGAATACATCACGCCCTTGTGGATGCCGTTCTTTTGGACCAGTTCTTCAAATTCGTAATCAGGCAACCGATCCACGCGACTGCGTTTGTTTCGCTCGACCCACATCACATCGTCATACACGCAACTGTGCGGATTCTCTTTGAGCACATTATACAAGGTTTCGAGCCGATTCGACTCCATCATATCGTCGGCATCGAGCGGTGCAATCACTTTTCCGAAAGATGCCTTGATCCCTGCGTTCATTGCTCTTGCTGAGCCGCCCAGTTTATCAAGCCGAAGGTAGTGAATTCCTTTCCAGTCGTTTGCCAAGGACTTGCCAATTTCGGGCGTTTCGTCGGTGCTGGCATCGTCGACGATGATCACTTCAAAAGACTGAAAGGTCTGTGGCGCCATCTCACCAAGAATCGTATTTCCGCCGATTAAGGAATTGACCGCATCGTTCAGGAATCTGCCGTAGTTGTGACAGGTGATAATGACTGAAATCTCCGGTGGCGTTCGGACCAAGAGCGATTGCTTGTTAGGTTCATCTTTGAGTGCCTGTTTGATGGAACTGCCGTAATTCCCTTTGCGCTCGTGATGGAGAGCGCCAATCTTTAGGGGGAGTGCCTCGAATCCCAGGCGGCAAAGACGGGTCTGGTATTCGCACGTTGAGCCCCACAGCGGGTAATCTTTCTCGTTGAGAAGCCCGACCTTCTCGATCGCGTCTCGACGGAGGAACATGAATGTGCCTTGCACATATCCTTGAGGGAAAGCAGGATGCCCGAAGACTCCATCGCCGATCATTGCGAAGGTCTTACGCTGGGTGTCCAGATCCTCCCAGTTGAAATCCTCAAGCCATACGTCTTGATTGAGGATCAGAACATCGGTGTCACAGGACTGAATCCCTTTGTTGACCGCACCGGAGAAGTAGCCGCGTTGGTCAAGCCGAATGACTTGATGTTTATTTGATTGGTAAGGTTCTTTCGATTGGTCATCCACGATAATGACCGGGAGTTTTGGTAGCGAAGCAAGCAGTTTAAGGATCGTCGCTTGTCCATCGCGGAATGGAATGATTACTGTGAGATTATCCACTCTTGACTTTAATCACTTTCTATCTTATATTGAATTCAGCAATTATCATGTCCGGTGCAAGCGGGCATTTCTATTTCCAGCCATCGCCCTGTTTCCTGCTACTTGCACTAGTGGGAGGCGGGGCGAACTGTTTTAAGGAGCAAAATGGCAATAATGAATGATGTTGCAAAACTGCTGTCCAAAACAAAATACTTCATCGGCACGGGCGGACTTGATTGCGATAATTCTTTTTGCAATATCTGCAATGCGGATGCTTACGAATTGAGCCGCGGGAAAGCCGATGTTTACGGGAACCGCGATTACTACTGGAAAGTAGACCATAATCCCGGTTGCCTATTGGTTATTTTGCGCCGAGACCTGCATATCGATCCTGACGATGAGTCTTAAAATGAAAGTCAAAAAGATTTGTGAAGAGTGCGGAACGGAATATCCGGTCAAGCCAAGTCAGGAACACAGAAGTAAGTTTTGCGGCAACTACTGTGCTACCGTTGCTCGAAACAAGGCGCGCACACGAGACCTGTCTGGTAAGCGATTTGGGCGATGGGTCGCCATCAAACAAAACGGCAGTGACGAACACGGTTCTTTATGGTTGTGCCATTGCGATTGCGGCAATGAGAAAACCATCGGACAAAATAGTCTTACTAATGGTGCCAGTAAAAGTTGCGGTTGTTACTCCAAAGAAGTCAATGTCGCCAAAGCAAAACGGCTGTTTACTAAACACGGACTTAGCCACACTCCTTTTTATTGGAGATGGAGTAAGCATCAAAGAAGGAATGCGGATCGCAATTGGACGCTTGAAATGCAGGAATTTCTTTTCAAAACTCAAACCGCCTGCGTTGTTTGCGGTTCAACCGAGAGATTGGCGATTGATCACGTATTCCCTGTGTCAAAAGGGTATGAATTGAAACCGGGAAATGCGGTGATTCTTTGCAAATCCTGTAATTCAGCCAAACGGGACAAGGACTTGTCCGAACTTCCGAGCGACTGGCAAATTAAAATCAGTAGCGCCGCGCAACGCTTTAAGGAATTGTGGGAATCCGATTAGATTGTTAAAGTTCGTACTGGGTGCGGATTTCAATCCGCACCCAGTTTCTATTTACTACGAACCTAACCGAGTAGCGGTCCGGAGTTTGCTTGTCCCAATTCGGGAGGGCAAATCGTTCCGCGGAACGATGTCTCGGGAAAGAACGAGGAGGTAGGATCAGGTGAAATTCGTCCACCCGGTCGAGTACATTTTACGTCCTCAAATCTTACCTGACACCAAGGCGCCCACGCCAAGAGGCGCGGCTGTTGTTCGACGTAGCGCTGCAAACAAGTTCCATCGAACTCACTCCACGTCAGGAAGCGTCCGCCATCGGTGTAAGCATATTTCCCACCGGTGGCTTCGTGCGTTGCAGCAGGACGCATGTCGTTCAACTGACCTTGCAAGAGTTTGACGTTTCCGACTTGCCCGGTCAAGAGATACACATCGTCCAGCGTTCCTGTCGTCAGACCCCAGTCGTACGCGACACAAGGGATGGTGAAGCCATCGAGCGTGATTTGACCCGCGCCGAACATCCCGCCATTCAAAGCATCGCGGAACTGGCGCGCTTCGTGCACGTCCAGCGTCATCAATGCCGCTTGCAGGTCAATCAGCGAGCCCACTTGCGGACAGACCGACCAACAGGTGAACGCATCGAGCAAGCACTGGATAAAGTTTGTCGTTCCGACGATGACCATATCGCCGGGCTTCATATCCATTGCCGCGAGAGCCGGAGCCCAGGAGATGCGCTGGCGCACGCGACGATACGCCGCCATCAAAACATCGATGAAGTTGTAGGATGAGCCGATTGCCGCGCTGTTCCAGGTCATTCCCGCGCCACCGTTCAGGGTGTTCGCGTTCCAATCGATGACGATCGAGTCCATCAACTGGCAGAGATGCCCGTCTGAATTCTTGTAGCCTGTGTTGATCAAGGCTTGGAATCCGTCGAACAGACCGGCGGTTGTTTTCGCGCCCGAAATGATGTAGCGTTTCATGTCTTGGACGATGCCTTCCGACACGATGCGCATATCATATTCGAGGTCGTCGGTGATCGGAGAACCGTCGAGGCGATAGCGCGGTTGCGCTTCGCACAGGCGAACGCCAACCTTCGTGATATCGCGGACGGGAGTCTTGCGGCGCAAACGCCCAAAGTCTTCCAGGGTGAAATCACACACACCCCAGTCAACCGCTTCAGCGTCAGCGCAGGGATCGGAGATGTAACCGGCGGTGTAGCCGCTTTCGGTTTGCGCGGGCGCAACCCACGCGACGAAGTTCTTGCGGATGCGGCAGACATCGGTCATTTCCCAGCCGATCCAGTCGAGGAACTTGTTTGTTCCTTCGAGGGAGAGCGACATCAGATCTTGGTCGCCGCAGAGGTCGAACAATCCGCAACAGCCGTAGATCGTGCCGCCAGTGGACACCGAGAGATTTGATTCACCGGGTCCCTCGGCTCGTTCGATTGTTTGGCGAAGCGACTGAAGGAATTGCGCGTCAGTCTGCTTCGCGCGTTTTGGTAAAGGCATAATGCTCCTTATGGATTCAGTTTCGTTTGATTGCTGAGTTTCGCGATCGTTGCTTTGGCAATCTCATCGGGCGTGAGAGGCGCGGCTTCACGTTCAACCGCTCGCGGGCGCACGATGATTTGCGGACGCTTCCCTTTTGGGAGGTCAGCCGACCACTCTTGTCGCTTGATTACTTCATCTTTCTCAAGCGCCTTGATTCGCTCGTCATCTGTTGCCCGTGTCTTGACGGATTCTGCGACGAGTTTGGTCAGATCTTCCACGCTTTTCGCAAGGTCAGCGATCGGTTTGCCAATCTGCCGAACGGCGAGACTAGCTGCCTGTTCGACGATTTGGTCTTGCAACGCCGGATCCACTTGCACCTCTTGCGGTTGCGTGAGGTCATAGCCGCAGTTGGGACAAACTGTAGCTTCAGGCGGAACGGGTTGTCCGCACTGGGGACAGAATTGAGCCGCACCTGTACCGGTGGCTCCCAAGTCTGGTTGCATTTGAGTTGGATCGGGCGATGGCGCTGCCTGTTGCTGAGTAGCGGGAGGCGCATCCGCCGCGGGTGCAGAAGCACCCTTTGCCGCTTCATCGAAGCCCTTCTGCCATTCAGCGTTTTCCGGTGAACCGGCGGGGTAGGGATTGGTCGAGTTTGGATCAGCGACCGCCGCCGCTTTGCCTTCCTCGTACGCCGCACCCTGGCGAATGACTTTCGCGGCGCGTGTGATAAGACGTTGCTCGTCAATCACGCGGTTGGTTTGGTCGACGTTTGCTGAGAATGTCTTGGCGCGTTCAGGTCCGACCAATGACACCAAAGCGTCGAAAACTTCCTTCTTCATACGTTCAACTCCTTGTGTGCCAATGACGGTGAACAGATTGCAAGCGCGCGTCTTTGGCAAGACTGAGATAAAATCGTTGATTCCTTCGGTGTAAACGGGAATATCAATTCCATCAGCAACCCGTGTCATCACGGGTTCCTGGGTTTTTAGATAGGAGATGGACAAGCCCCAGTCGTCGGGTGTCTTTTCGAGCGTTTCAATCGCGGCTCTTGCGATCTCGGTGTCGTCAAACGTGCCCGCCGAGATGTAGAGATTGCCGTCCCGAGCGACGAAATCGGATTGTCCGAGTCTCACTTCATCGCGGGTGTGGAAGAAGTCGAGGACGGGATAAATCCCGGACCGATCGATAAAGTCCACAAATGAGTCAAAGAGTTTCGTGGAGTCAATCTCGCCCGAACGGTTGAGGACGCTTGAGGCAGCGATAGCAAGCCAACGGACTTTGCCGTTCTCGCGGATGATTTGAAAGGATTGGGTAGCGCGTTCTTCGGTAATCTCTGTCCGTTCTGACAGACTGACGTTTCCATTTTTGACGTTCACCGCAAAGCGATAGAGCCTTCCGTCGCCAGTAGCGAGGACGAACATGCGCCCTTTGTCGAAGTAGATGTCAAGCGGGTCGAGAGCGCGCATCTGCGGCAGGGTCTCGCCGTTCTTCATCGGCGCTTTGATGTCGGAGTCGCGCTGACCGCTGAGACTAGCAATAGCGGTCTGCATTTGTTCCGCATCTTTGAATTTTATCTGGAGAACGCTGGCGTCGTTCGATAAAAATTGTCCCTGAAGTTTCTCGACTGCGGCAGAATATTCGCTACCGTCGTCGAAGAAAATAGAAGTGCCAGTTGTGGTGTAACCGCGCTTCATCTCATCGAATCGTTGGAGGATTTGAGAGACAAGACGCTGAGCGGTCATTGCGCGTTGAATCCCTGCGGCTTTATCTGCCAGCATCGCTGCCTCATCGTGGGTACGAGACTTGGCAATCGCATCGTTGTAGGTTTGGATCCACGTTGCCTTTGATTCAGTGGGGACGTAATCAGGCACGCCGTTGGTGGCTTGCTCTTTGATGTAGGGCTCAAACGCTCGCTTGATGGAGTTGAAGAGTTGCGCGATGGGGTTTTTACTGTTGACGGGAAGAGTGGCGCGCTGACCTGGATGAATCTCTTGCCCCATTGCTAATGCGGTGTTTAGATATGCCGCACTATTCTTCGCGGTGAGTTCGTCGTCAAATGTCTCTCCGTGAACTTTGCCCGCGCTGTCTACCACAACAAATTTGCCGCCGGGTTGTTTCTTGACGGTGTATTCACTGGCTCTCGCTATCGTTTCGCCCGTCACTTGTTGAAACTCTGAATCGCTCAAGTCAATCGTTCCGCCGCCTCCGCTCGTTGGTTGGACGGTTACCATATTGGAAGCAACAAAGATAATTGCATACTCTTTTCCGAGAGTCACGCCCCCGGCTGAGCCACTTGCGCGGAATACATCGCCGGTGGAGAGAGCGCGTTGCTTTGCCGCGACGAGTTTCATTGGACGTGGATTCATCTGACGCGGTTTCGCTCGGACATCAATTATCTGCGCTCTTTGTGGCATATTTTCCTCGCTGGCTTCAAGCCGTTTTTCGTAGGCAATTCCATTGTCGAGAATCTTCAAAATGAGTTGGTCGAACGACATTCCCGCGGCAAGTCCGATTTGTTCCATGAGCGAGTCGTGACAGGTTTCCGGTTCCGGATTGATGTCGATGCAGATCGGGTCTGATTCATCTTCGTAAAGTCGCCAGTCCACTCGTCCATAAATCTTGATTCCCACATTGTGGAATATCTCGCGTGACCACTCGGTGAGTTTCTCTTGTAGGGCTGGGTCTAAGACCGCCGGACAGGTATTGAGTTCTTGAACGCTCGGACCTGCCACGCCTTTATCCTGTTCCGTTTTGTAATCGTGCGGCAGGACCTCAAAATTCGTTTCAGCAACCGGGAGAACCGTTGTCGTCGTTCCATCACTGAGAAGGGCAACCGAGAATTCACGGGCAGGTCGCTCTCCGCCAATATACTCTCGAAAGAGCCAGGGCGGTTGGTGTTTCGTTTGCAGTGTCTCAATGTGCTTCTGCGCTTCCTCGGTATCATTGACGAGGGCTAAAGATTCTGAGCCATGGACGTTGTTCGGTCCTAAAAAGGCGGGATAATCTTCCCATTGTCCAATGTCCGCAAGCCCATAGATGAGCAAGAATTTGGGAATGGGAATACCCCATTCCTGTAAAAATAAGTAGGTCTGCGCTCGGTCAAAGATGAGCCGCTGAACCCCGGCGGCACTGGCGCTGTGTGCCCAATCATCATCGACAATCGAGGTGGCGGTTTCGCCGCCTTCAATCCAGCCCGGTAGATTTTCAGCCCAGTTGTAAATGAACGTGTCGCTTGGATCGAACTTGGCTAAAGCGACTTCGATATCTTGCGGTGTCCGGATGAAAACAAGTTCAGTCGGTAAGCGAGTCTCAAGGATTGTCTTGACGGATCGAGCTTCCTCGATAAGAGCAGGGTCGTCGTTGGCATCGTTTTCGAGATTGACCAGAAAGAGAATGCGAGTGAAGTTGGTTTGGCGTGTCTCGCGATATGGGTCTTGCGCGCCTGCGACATTGGGCCACTCCGCGTGATGCTTGGCGGCTAGGAATCCATCCCACCAATCTTCGTATCCCTGTGGGTTGGCGTTTCTGCCCTCTTGCTGATAAGGACAGGTTGCGGAGTTTCCATCGAGTTCGTAATCTTGAGCAATATTCGATGGGACTTTTAGCCCGACGAAGAAGCCGCTATCGGCGCGTTGGGTTATCTTTGCCTCTTTAGCATTCAATTGGTCTGCCGCGTGTTGTGCGGCTTCCTGGGTTTGGAATCGTTTATGCCCCACGCCATACGTAAAGAATTGCTTCTCGCCGGTGATCGTGTCAATGACGTTGTAGGCGATCTTCGGAAAGTCATTGTCAATGTATGCCATGTAACGCGGGAGACCGTCGCGCTTGACGATAGATGACATGCAGATCGCGATCGCTGATGATTTGTCCTTCCCTTGCGCCATTACTTGCTTGACACAGGAATCCATCTTATCAATCGTCGCTTGGTCGCTGATCCCCGGATATGGAATTTGACACCTCGGTAAAATAAAAAGAACGCCACTTCATTCGTGGCGCTCGCTTGCGCGGCGGCTACGATTAAAGTGGCGTTCCGTGAGGACTGCCTATTTCGGGTTACTCGACTGCCACTATTGTATCACTTCGTTCGCTGCTTCGCAATTCCTACAGTGTGCCTTTGATTCGCGCCGTATCTCGCTGGTGCGCTCTTTCAGTTTGCCGTTCGCAATCAGGAATACTTCTAGCGAATCCACGATGCCTAGCAAGGCAACGCGCATCCCGCAAAGCATCGCCAGAAATGCGTCCGTTTGAATTGGCGTCATCAATCCTAATATATCAAATTTGTAAGGCGATTTCAAGTAGAAACGTAAAACTCAAAAGTTAGGGGCTTTCAGGGCTAATCGAACCAGTTTGGGTGATTCTTCCTTCTGGTTTCAGTTCTTTTCTTGATTGTTTCGGGTGACTGTTTAAGACCTTTCCCTGTTTTTAATCCCTTATTCCAAGGGATATGACCCGCTAGAGATGCACTTATTTTGGCACGAGTGCTATTAGACACGGGATGATTCTTCCTTTTTGCAATAAACTTTGCGTGAAATTCAGGAGTCCATTTCCGACCGAGGCAGTGCTTATTCCCCTTTTGTGCGTCGCTCATTCTTTTGCGAGCTTCTTCTGACTTCGGTTTGTCGCGTAACGCAGCAGAAATGGCGGCTTTGTGTTCCTCGGAAAGAAGTTTTCCAAGGGAATGCTTATTTCCTAGCATTGCCAATCTATGCTTTAACCGGGTTGCCGCCGATGCAATATAGCCGGACTTGCCATCGCCACCGTTTGTCTCGTTTGTTAGACAAACTCCAATAGACCTATAGTGAGCAATTAAGCGGACTTCTTCTGAAAGAGCCACATCTTCATTGTCAGTTTGAAATATCTTTTCAAAGCCAACTGCCCCGCCCTCTCTCCAGATTTTCCTTATCACACTACATCTATGACATTTGTGCCCACGCCTTGCATTGAACTCATGTTTGCGAAGACGCTGCGTTTTATCGCTTCCCTTGCCAACGTAGAAAACAGTACCGTCAGGATAAGAGAGTGCATAGACGTAGAATTTTCCCATGATCCTATTTTAATACAGACTTATCACTTGTCAATAACTGGCGTGCCGTTTCTTCGGAGATACCGAAATTCAAAACAGAAAGCCTAATCTTTTGTTCCAGTGTTAGTTTTCTAGAATAAGACCTTGAGTCAACCCCCACCGCACTGTCGAAGGAACTCCCGATGTCAATTAGATTGTGGGTTTCTCCTACGGACGGAAAGAGAGACCATATCGCACACTTGCTCACAAACCCTGCCGAGAAAAGAATGGTGTCCACTTGATAGAGTTCTCTGCGAATGAGGTAGAGAATCATATCGTAATGAAGCCATGCGTTGATGGTTGGGACTTGGACGAAAGTTTTGAAAGGAATGGGAAGACCACGAAGATGTACCGGTCCGACGATCATCACCTTTCCAAGTGCCTGAGTGAGTGGTTTTAGGTTGCCAGCAAGCGATGCCTCAAGGATGGTTTCGGAGGTGTGCCAGCGAATTGAAGGTGCGTTCTGCTCAATCCATTCGACAGACTTTTCCGTGATGCCGTTTTTGCGGTTCATCACTTTGGGACCAATGCAGTAGAGATAGTCTCTCGGTTCGGTGAGAGTATGTGCTAGCGATTCACGGAGTTTTGGCAGATTGTATTCAGCGCCGTCGCAGTTTGCGCCTGATGCGCCGAGGATGGAGTAAAACTCTCCGTCGCCATAGCGCACAAGCGAGAAGGGCTGTTTGCGTTCTAACTGCTCCGTGAGATAAGAGATGTCGAGTGGATGAACTTTCATGGCTTGACCCACCCAGGGTCAATTACTTTTTCTTCTCTTTCGAGATTTTCGCGGCTAGTTGCAATTCATCCAAATCGTAGACTGCAACCGTTTTGCCGTTTTCGTTCATTACATAGACCTTGCCATCGCCATAGCCACCGTCGAGTACTTGCCCGTTTTCGTTGTGGCGATTTAGCGTTGGGTGATATTCATTGTGTTCAGCGGGCATTTCGAGTGATACCGATGCCACTTGCTGAACGCTTTCGTACCCATTCTTTTCGACGTGTCGAAGTGTCAACATTTCCGTATGCTCCTTTTTCTGCTTCTGCTTCTGGGTGGGTCAAGTTTTCATACTGGCGGCAGTACGATGGTGTATTGTCTTTGATCGAGCCACGGAAGCACCAGTGCGTCCGGGCTGAGGTGTCTGAGCATCTGTTTGTAATTCCACTCGTAATTTTTGCAAGGAAGTCCTAGATAAGTGGGTTCGGAGATCCGCCGAGAATATCCTTTGATGAGGCGGAGGCGGTGCAGGATCAAATAGCCGCGTGTTCTTTGAACGGCATAATCGAGCCAGTCCCAAGGGTCGGGCGCTTGTTCCATCACTTGGGATATGAGCACCGCGTCATACTGCTCGAATTTGTTGTCGAGGAATTCGCAGACCCGAAAGGTTTCCAGAGGCACAATGTTTTTGGCGCGTTCGATCATAGCCGGTGAATAGTCGGTGCCGATGTAGTCCCATTGGGGGAAGTTTAAATCGATGAGATAACCGTAGTGACCGCATCCGCAACCCACGTCGAGAAACGTGCCGCCCTTTTTCGGCAAAGACTCCATTACTCGCAGAAAGTAGGAGAGCGCTGGGGTCTTGCTGGGATTCTTTAGTTCGGTGAGCACGAGTTGCCTTTGTGCCTCGGCTACTTCAGGCTTGAGCCAAACGTCCACTTTGCAACCTCGGCTTGATAGGTCGGGTAGATGTAACTGGCGACCATCGGGTGTAGTTTGTAGTTGGTCCAAACGGGCTTGCCGTGTCGGAGAGTGCCAAACTCGGAAAAGTGATAGAGCACCAGCGGATCGCAGTTCTTTCCATCGTCAATGAATAAATGTCCGTTCTCCAGACAGTAGCGGTATTGCTCCTGATTCCAGGGCGCGAGATCGATTCCCAAGTGATTGATGACAAACGCCCCATAGGTTTCGACCCAGTTATCGAGATAGCCCTGATCGCCGAATCGTTCACCATCATGCTTTTCGTAGCACCACTCAAGGCATTGGTCTTTCCAATCCTTGGCACAGCGTTTGCTTGCTCGTGTATTGCGAAATGATATGAGTCCAACGTTGTAGATTCCATTGGCAACCAAATTATCTTTGTGCCGAGGAGTCCAGCGATGCGGACAGATGGCGATGTCGGTTTTAGGTAGTTCGAGCGGGTTGAAAAAGAACATGTCGGCGTCTACGTAAATGACAGAGTCTAGGGTTTTCAAGAGATACCAGACCCACCAAGCGCTGAGTGTCCAGACGAATTCTTTGTAGGATCGGTTTTCCGAGGCTTCAATGAGTTCATCGGTAATGACATCTCGTAGGAAGGTCACTTCCTCGAACTGCGGCGATTCAGATCCAAGGTAGAGCACATAGCACTTGGCATCCGGCATCCAGCGTTTGATGGATGCCAGCAAAGCCATTCCCTTGGGCGTGTACGCCTTATCAAAGAGGGTGCAGAAGTTGAGCATGATACCATTCGATCGTTGCCTGAAGTCCTTGGCTGAGTTCGGTTTTGGCTCTGAATCCAAATTCAAGTGCTTTGGTTTTATCTAGAGTGCGCATCGGTTGCCCGTTGGGTTGGGATTTATCCCAAACGATTTCGCCGTTGAAATGCATCAGTTTTGCAATCAGCGTTGTAAGTCCGGAGATCGAGATGAAACTATAGCCGCCGAGGTTGACCGGTTTGGGTTCGTTGTAGTTTTCCGCGGCAAGCAAGATTCCTTCGGCGGCATCTTCGACATAGAGGAATTCACGCGTGGCTAGCCCGCTTCCCCACACTTCAACTTGGTCGCGCCCTGCGACTTGGGCTTCGTGAATCTTGCGGATGATGGCAGGAATGACGTGGCTTGAGGATGGATCAAAGTTGTCGCCGGGTCCGTAGAGATTGGTCGGCAAGAGATAGATGGCGTTGAAGCCGTACTGCTGCCGATAGGCTTGCCCTTGGACCAAAAGCATCTTTTTTGCTAAACCATAAGGTGCGTTGGTTTCTTCGGGATAGCCGTTCCAAAGGTCGGTTTCTTTGAAAGGGATGTTTGTGAGTTTGGGATAGGCGCAGACCGTTCCTACGGTGACAAACTTTGAAACGCCGTTGAGTCGAGCCGATTCTATCAGTTGAATCCCCATAATGGCGTTGTCGTAAAAGAGAGTTCCAGGATTCTTTTGATTGTAGCCAATTCCGCCCACTCGTCCGGCGAGGTGGATCACAATGTCCTGATTGTGCGTGACGCGCTGGCAGTTCTCCCAATTCCTCAGGTCGTATTCAGGGATGGTGACCTTGTAGTCGGTGAGTCGCTTGGCGAGGTGTTTTCCCAAGAAGCCGTTGCCGCCGGTTAGAAGTAGCCGTTTCATTTGTCCATTTCCTCGATGAAGTGTTTTACTGCTTCTTGCTTCGATCCGTCTTGCCAAAGGACGTGCAGGAAACTTGGGGACGGTTTTGGATGCTGATAAGATACACCAAATAAATCAGGGCGATACGAAGACGAATATCCCAAGGCATGGAGTCGCGCATTAAGAATTCCCATTCCTTTATAGTGAGACTCGCGCGTTTGATCCGAATTGACGTTGTAGGGTTCAGCATCAGTGGGTGCGAATAAAAGTTGCAGGGATGAATCCACGACGAACATTCCGTTGTTGTAGAGGTGTTGCATTGGCGGGAAGTCTCGGAATTCGTGCCAGGTGGATTGAGCTTGGTGCCAGCACCGTCTTACTTCGGCGGGATTGAAGGGCGCGTTGTCAAAGCCGTAGAACGTGCCGAAAGGAAGGTCGCTGATATCTTCGGCGTCTTGGCGGACGATTACATCGTCGTCCATGTGGATCAGCCTCCGATACTGAAACAAAAGATCATACAGCCAGTCAGCTCTTTCCCAGTCAAATATGTCTCCCAGAGTTGGACTTCGTTTACATTTCTTGATTATGATAAAGTCCATGCCGTATTTCTTGGCATAGACTCTCATTCGCGGAAATGTCAACTCCTCTCCCATTTTCAATCTGTCTGGCGTCAGAGCCATTGTCACCAGGGCAATGTCCTTCACTTTAGAACCTCCCACCCAAGGTGTTGTTTGCAGATTCCCTTCATCACGCGCCACATTGCCGCTTGGTTTAGATTCTGTTGCCGACACATCGTTCTAAGACCCATGCCGCTAGGTATGACTTTACCCGTTACTTGATTTACAAATGCGGGATACGGCTTGGCGGGCGGATGATTATTATTTCCTAGCATCCTAAAGTGCATAAATTCTCTTTGCGCGTTCGAGATTTCCTTGCCCTTATGCACCTTTGAAACCATCGCGGCTAACCGTTTCTTTACGTCATCCGAAAAAGACAGGCGCGCTTCTGACAATTTCTTTTTCGTGGCATCAGACATCGGTTTATCTAATAACGGATTCGCCGCACACTTTCCAGTATTGTAAACTGGTCTATGTGATCTAATCTCATCTAGCCAGAATTGTTCTCGCTCTGGCAGCCAACCCGATTCAAGCACGTTCTCCAATGCCTCGAATCTAAACGCGCTTTCGCCGTGTTTGTTCCAAGAGCTTTGAAGATAGCGATTGAAATGCTTATTGCTTCGCAATTTCGTTCTATGCTCTGTCCATCTCAATCCGATTGCGTTGCCCGTAGAGCCAACATAGGTTGTCATCTTCCCGTTTGCAAGATTAACAATCGCATAGATTCCAGGCAAATTACTTTTTGGCATACTCGAATTCTATGCGGGTGATTCATAAAGTCAATTGCGGTTGCACGTCTGCGATTCTGCGCTCTGCCATCTCAATATATTCTGGCTTCAATTCTAGCCCGAGATAATGCCGCCCGTGTTTCTTCGCTACCGCGCCCGTTGTGCCGCTTCCAAAGAACGGATCAAGTACCACGCCATCTTTCGGGCAGCCCGCCAAGATACATGGCTCAATCAGGTCAGGCGGGAAGGTGGCGAAATGGTCTATTGACACTTTCGCGCATTTGCATATAATAGACGTAGAGGTGTCAGATGGAATATCGTTGTGAAAGGTGCGGTAAATCATTTCAGCCGAAGGACTCTGCTCCGTCGCACTTAAAACGTAATCCGCCGCGTTATTGCTCTCGCCAATGCGGACATCCGAATCAGTACGCACGTCAGACGATTCGTTGTTCGGTGTGCCAAAAAGAGTTTGTACGGAAACGCTATCACGTTGCGATGTCAGGAGAGCGCGGTCAGTTCTGCTCTTTCGCTTGCTATGGGACTTGGCAATCAAAGAATGTGCTGGGTCGCTTGAATCCTTTTTATCGCCCACATCGCCATGAGATTCTAAATTGCGCGTGGTGCGGGAAAGACTTTGAACGGGCAAAGTATGTTCGCTCTGGTCAGTTGAAGTTTTGTGGTCGCCCCTGCTTTCAGGAATTTGCGCGAGAGCATTTTCGCCTAACCCTTCCGCGTGGCTATGGAAAGTCTTGGCTCTCGATTCGGAAAAAGATTCTTGACCGCGATCATCACGCTTGTCAGAAATGCGGCTCTCGTTCTCCACTTGTCGTTCACCACCTGAAAGAGTATCAGACGTTTCAGGACGCGCAAGATGCCCATGCAGAGGACAATCTTTTGACGCTGTGTAGGGCTTGCCATCGTCGCCAACATAATCAGCCATCAGTTTCGCGCCGCTAAACGGCTTCGTTGTGACCGTCCAGACGCTTCGTTTGTTGCGCGCGGGAATGCCGTTTGCATCCACGTTCATTCTCAATTTGCCGTCGCCGTCATAATAACCGCTATGTCCGTGCAACCCAGTTCCATCTCCTCCGTAACCCGTGCCTTCCATTTTCTTTTCAGTGCGTCCCACGATTTTATTCGACCAGCGTTCATGTCCTTTTGCCCGCAGTGTTTGTTCTGACCCGTTTGTTGGCGCAAAGCCGTTCTGATATTTTGGCGATCCAGGCATAAACGTTTTCTTGCGCCCGTCGTAATTTGCGGGTTCGAGAATCGCTTGATAGTCGTAGTAATACTTCTGCGACTTGCTCATCAGGAAAATGTATTCGTGCGCCTTCGTCGGTCTATCGCGCACGCTCTCTGGCATCGGGTTCGGCTTGTGCCAAATAATGTCGCTTCGCAGATACCAGCCGTCCGCTTGCAATGCGAACGCCACGCGCCAAGGGATGCCGACGAGGTCTTTGGGTTTCAAGATTGAATGCTTGCCATCTTGCGGGCGCGTCTCGCCTTTGCCAGTTATTTGATGTTGCGGTTTCTCTAGCGTATCGCGGTCGGTGTTTTCGGTTGACCACGCCTGCGCGCTTTGCCCTTTCCCGCCCCAATAACTATCTCCCAGGTTCAGCCACAGCGTCCCATCATCCCGCAACACACGCCGCGCCTCTCTGAATATCTCAACTAGATGCTCAACGTAGAGTTCTGGCGTCGGCTCCAGTCCCAAGTGACCGCGCCACGATCCGCAGACGAGACAGGTGTCAGACTTTTTGACGATGTTATTGACCCGCGCTTCTGCTGTGCGTTCGTTTCCATCACTCGCCAATGCCGCGTGATTCAGCCCCTTGCGATTGCGCTGGTATCCCGTTTCGTCGGTTCGTTCCGCACGTTCAACCCACTCGTGATTCTCGCACGGCTCTTTGCCGTTGCGCCAAATTTGTGGCGGCGTGCCATAATCGCGCAAGCCCCAGTACGGCGGACTCGTGACGATGCAATGGACGGATTCATCGGGCAGCGTTCGCAATGAGTCGAGCGTATTGCCGCAAATTATGCGGTCAATATAGTCGGGATAGGTCATAGTTCTGCCCACTTTTGCCGATCCTTGGTGAATGCCATTGTGACGAGCGCGGTCTTCATAGTTCAGCAATCTCTTTGGCGAACCGTTCTCTGAGTTGCGGCAGAACCCGCTGGATTTCCTCTGGATGGCTGCCGATGAATTTTCGAGTCCGACAAGCACCGCGGATTTCCGGTAGCCAATCGTGAACGCCCTCGAATTGATCCTCGATCGTTTTTCGCTCGCCCAAGACCCACGGACGATAGACCTGATTGAAGTAGTCCGGGATGGTTCGCTTGTTGGCGTAATATTCGGTCTTGGCTTTGATTTGGGACGGGAAGACGTATGAATAATGGAAATATCTACCAAACAAAGATTCTGATTGGATTGCGCCAACGTGCCGATGCTCTCTCCATGGCTTTCCGTCCGGTGCGACCACAGTCGGCGGGCGATGTGTTTCCCAGGTAGCCCCAGGATACCATCTTTGGATTCTATGCCAACCAAAGGGCGGATGCTCCTCGAATCCAGTCATATATCTGGAGAAACCGCCAAAGAAGCTGAACGGGGTGAATTCGATGCTGTCATACATCCCGGTATCCAATGCGGCGATTACTCTCTCCACCATCTCTGCCTTATAGATTTCATCCGAATCGACCATCCAAACAAAATCAGTATCAGCAGGAATCAAATGCTCTGCCGCTCTCATCATTTCGTCTTTCTCAGACCAAACCCCATGAATCACACTTTTATTGCCAACTAACTTGCGTAGAATTCCATTGGTCTTGTCAGTAGAGGTTCCCATTCCGCGCTTAGTCCAGAACGATACCGGACCCTCTGTTACAACAATCTGACCATAAGGAGATATGCTTTTCAGGCACGGCTCAAGGAAATAATCACTTTGCCAAACAACCATTTGAAAGCAAATCTTAACCACCGAACAATCTCCATCCCTTGTGGTGTGCACGCTTTCCGTTCTTTACCTCTGACATTTTAGAGATACTCAATCCCCTCGCCTTACAAAGCCGATTTAGTCCAGTGCCGCTTGGAATTATCTCGTCAGTGGATTTATTGATAAATGAAGGATACGGGCGTGCCTCACTTAAACTAATCTGATCTGAATGTTCTTTTGTAAATTTCTTTCCGCGAAACCCAGAACCCTTTAGCCAGCGAGTTATCCAGGAATCACTTTCTCGTGTTTCCCATCTTTTTGAAACGGCTTGACGAGTTGCCTCAGAAACAGAATGCCCCATCAAGCTACTGGATAGTCTTTGTCTGTGTTCATCTGAAAAGGTAGTACCAATGCACGACGATCTAACCTTGTGTGAGATGTTGTAGATTGGGGTTGTTTCTTTGGTTCGATCAAGCCAGTACTGTTCTCGTTCAGTCAAATATCGAACCTCGGAGTTTTCTAGTATTATGAATTCAAAGGCGCGTTCTCCGTATTTGTTCCATGCGTTTTGTAGATGCGCGTTACCGTGACGGTTGCCTCTCAACTCGGCTTTGTGTTTCCCCCACCTTCCCTTGATTGTGTTGCCTGCCTGCCCTATGTACGTAGAGTTCTTACCGTCGGCGGTGCATCGAATCGCGTAAATCCCAGGTTTGTTTTTATCCATGTTCTTATTATTAGCCGTACCGTCTCTTCTGTCAAACCTTATGACACCTCACACAAATTGCTGGGTAGATGTGTGGATTCTCTAGCGGTTCAACCTGGAATCCAACACTCGACAGCAGTTCGGTGAGTGTTTCAGGCGTATACCATGCTTGATGCCAATTCAGGTCGTCGCGCTGAGAGCCAAGCAAGTGTCGGATGGCGAACTGACGCACGTCCGATTCATCGCTGAGCCAAGCGATCGTTGGTCTCATATCCGGAACGGAGACAATCGCCATGCCATTTTGAGCGAGAACGCCCCACCAATTGACAAGAGTATTCAGCGCCTTGACAGGCGAAAGGTGCTCGAAGCATTGAATCGCCACAATCTTTTGAACTGAGCCGCGCTCGAACTGAAGGTCGGTCATGTCCATAAACTCATCTACGATGGTTACGCGGCGCTGCGGGAGTTCCAAGATCGTTCCATTGAGCCGAGCGTAGTAATCCTCGACGGAGGTTTCGTTCATCTGCTTGATATGCGGGCCTTGGTCTTTTTCCAGAAAGCCGGCGAGATCGACGTTCCAGTAGCCATTGAGATAGATGTTGCCACAGCCCACGTGCACCTTGAGTTTCCAGGATTCTTCGCCTTCGTCGTAGAGTTGCGGTGTCAGTCCCATTTGAAGTCTTTCCAGTAGGAATAGAATTTGGTCGTGTCGTCAGGAGAATTTAGTCGTGTCGCGTCCTCGGCGGCATAGTGGATGATCGAGCCCATTTTTACCGGTAACGGTAAAACCTTGCACCCGCTCGCCCACACGTTCATCGAGAGTTGGTTGTCGCCAGCGTATCGGTAGAGATTGATTTCGGGACCGCCCCACCATCCAACTTTATCCCCAAGGCATTTGGTCGTTACAGCGAAGTTGGCGTATGGGACAAGTCTGCCGCCAATCTTCATCATCGAGACTTCAGGCGGTAATTGCGGGAAGGCGTAAGGAATGGCAATCTGTCCGATGTCATTGCGTTGGTCAAGGATATTGCACGCGCTTACAAGGGCATCTCCAACGAGTTCGGCATCGTCGTTGAAGTTGAAGACGTATTCGCCTTTCGCTAAAGCGAAGCACTCGTTGAAAGCGCGAACACAGCCCAGTGGCTTGCCCTGCTCGATCAATCGTAATCCGTTTTGCTTTTGCTCTTCTCTGAGATAGCCGAGTGTGCCATCGGTTGAGCCGCCATCGGCAACGATCACTTCGTAATCGAGCCCGCTGACTGTGCGATAAACGCTGTCCAGACAGCGCGGCAAGTATTGGATTCGGTTGAGTGTGGCGAAGACGATGCTGAGCTTCACGTGATGGTCGCGTAAATCGGAATGTATCCAAGTAGCGTCCCCGCCGCGTCGTAAATCGGCATCTTGTTCGCCAACGTTCCGACCGAAACAGCAGCGCTCGCCGATTGATTTGTCTTAATTTGTCCAGTAGGCCCTATGGCGTGCAAAACCGCCGCGTCGCTGCCTTGCACTTGCTGAATGTCTGCGCTTTGCGCTACGGCGCCCTTGCTGATGGTGGGCGTATCGGTAGCGGTTGGGGCTTGGCGGATTGCGGCAATAGTTGGAAACCATCTGTCAAAATGAATTGGAGTTCCAAACGCAGTCTGGTATGGAGTGTTGCTGACTATAACGGTTCCACCCGCGATATAAATATCATATGCGGCACTGCCGCCGCTACCGATTCCCATCCTGACAAAATAGAGATTGGAGTTACCGGCATCTTCCCAAAATCCGCAACCATGGAGCGCAGCAACAATCTGGCAATACCCCATTGATATTCCGTGACCAGAGCTATCCCATACTGTCCTGGCATTTGTCTTTGGATTTAATCCAGAAGGGTCAAAGGTAGCCAGGGTAGAAAACATTATTTCAGTAGCCAGTGAAGTCCCTGCGTGTTTGACGGCCGATACATTGTACGCCCCAGTGCTAGTGAAAAGACCAAAGTAGAGATAGCAACCTACAATCCGACAGTTATTACCTGATAGGACAACTCCGGAGTCTTTAGTGACATTCTGTGCGGCTTTGCAATACACTCCGTACAGAGCCGAATCGTTAGACATAGTGATAAAATATCCACCTCCCCCAGCCCAAAAACCAGCAGAGGGGAGTATCTTAACTATCGGAATAAGCCCATCTGGAGAGACTCCCTGGGGAAAACACCCTTCAAGCAATGTAAATATTGGTATCGTAAAGGCGTCTTCGGTGTAGACCCCTGGGTTTACCTTAATTCTCCACTGTCCAGTTGCAGTTGGGGTTTGTGCCGCAACATAGACACACGCCGACCCGATACTAGTGAAATCGCCCTTGCCGCCAGCGTCCACAATGACCGTGCGCGTCCAGGGAGATTTGAGACCATAGGGCAAGACAGCGGGCAACACCGAACCAGATGGAAGGTTGTTGACCGACACAACTGGTGTTGGAAGTTTGGCTATTGCCGCGTCAATTTGTTCTTGGTCTTCTTCTCGGTCCGCTTCGCCTTCAGCCCAGCCTACTTGTTGATCGTCTGCCATGATAGCCCCTATTTTTGAAATGGAATTGCAATCGTTGGAGTGTCTTGGATCATTTCCGCTACCGTCTTCTTGTTTTTAGCGGCGGCAATACGAGTCGCCTCTTCTTGCGCGACCCATTGGAGATAGGCGGCGGCGGCAAAGAGTTGTCCTGGAATGATGTTTTCTAGCGCGATGTTGAAGACCGCCGAAGCAGGACCATCGAAGGTTATTCGGAGTTCGCTTTTTTCGTTTGGCATACTTTCCTTATTTTGGTCTAGTTGTTGATTCGAACAAGTTCTTCCAATATAGCCAGGCACAGTCTGCCATCAGTGTATCAGCCAGTTTTGATTCAACGCCTTTCCCAATGAGTGACTGGCGATACGACGTGAGCAGCACCGCAATCATCTCGGTGTTGGATGCAAGGTTTTCCTGGGCTTCCAATAGTTCTTTGTTCATTTGTAACTACCTCGGTTACAGAATCCTCTTTCCATTGTCGTCGCGGCAAGAACAGCCACATTCCCATCCTCCGCAGACAATCGTCTCAGATCCAACCTCTTGTGGAATGAGTCCACGCGAGATGAACCATTTGACGCGGTGGCGCGTGCCGTTGAGATCGGCACAGCCGAACCGTTCGCCTTCAGTGCGGCAGTGGTCTTTGTTAGGATTGAAGCGCCAGGTGACCATCGTGTTGTGTTCGGCGCTGGCTTTCGCTAGCTGTCCGAGATTGCCGAGCGCCTTTGTCCATGTTTCGATGTTGTTCGTGTTGGGAGAACGGGCGAAATCGTTTACATAGCCAAGCTGCCCTGCGATCCAGCCCCGCACTTGGGATTGGTCTTCTTCATCCAGTTCATCAATCCCAATGAGGCGAAGACCCTCTTCGTAGATTTGCGGCGCCATCGAACGGATCAGGGCGCGATGTCGCTTCGCCATTTCCTGAGAATCGATCTTGCCGCCGATGTTCTCATTCACTAGCGTGTAGAGCGCCTGACTGTATTCGTAGGTAAAGTCCTTGAGAGCGCGGTCAATGATTGCTTGGTTGAAGTCCACGCCAAGCCGAACCGACCAATTACGGAGTGCCTGCTGAACGTCAAACTGGTTTTGATATTGCATGGTAGGCATCCAGCGCGGCATAGAATTCCGACTTTTCACTGTTAACGGGAAAACTGCGCGGCAATCGCCAGGGGTCGAAAAGCTTCCGCATTCGGTTCTTGCGTGAGTCATACCGATAAATGGGTTCATCCGGGAAGCGGCGCATTGCCGCTTGAATGGCGGGTTTGTCAACAATCGTTTGAACGTCCGGGCTTGGCTCTCTCGCATCCATATTCTCGTCTGCCAGTTCCTTCTTCAATTCCTCACCGGTGTCGGTGGACTTGGCGGGTTCTTCGAAGATGGTGTAATCGTCGGGAATCAAACCATCCTCAGCCATCATTTCAAGGAGTTGGACTTTAGTTAGAATAGGTTGCCCGCCTACGGCGATTTGATTTAGCGCAGTGAAGACTTGCGCTTTGGAAGTGCGTAAATCAGCATCGGCTTTCTCGCCATCCACGTCGCGGTTCTGAAACTCAAAGGAGAGCGATTCGGGAAGGACTTTTTGCAGTTGCTCTTGAAAGGCAAGCGAGAAGTCGAGATCGCCCTTGCTTGATGCCTTGCGATGCTGAATGTCAGTCTCCCTTGCTGTTCCTAATGGTCCGCCGCTGACCGGCCAGAACTCTCTCGGATCGTAGCCAAAGCAGAGGGCATAGCCGGCGATGAGCGTTTCCGTCCATTTGGTCAGGTCGAAACCCTCCGGTAGTTTGCGGAAGTAGGTGAGTGCGACTTCAGGCGCATCCGGTCCGTCGCTCATCAGTGTCATCAAACGAGCGAACTTGTCCGAATAGGATTGCAGGGCTTCGCCGTAATGCTCGAGCGCGGTGTCCCATTGATCTTGTCCGATGTTCTTACCCGTGAGCAACCCTTCGGGTGCTTCGCTCAAGACCTGTTGTTTGAATTGAGAGAGAACGCCAATCATAATCTTGGCAAGTGAAAGACAGCGTTCTGCCGCTGGGAAGCCATAGCCCAACTTGGTTTCATCGGTTGAAACGAGACTGGCGACTCGGCAAAATGAACTTGCTGGCCATTCTTGCTCGCCACCCAAAAGCGGATAATACCGAAAGGGTTTGTCCGGGATGCCGGTCAAGAGACAGCGTGCTGGATCAACCGACCAGATAGCGCGTAACGGACCATCTTCGCCCTCACGCCCCAGTTCGGTCACGAAACCCATTCGAGCGGTGTAATAGGACTGGGCTTGCCATTCGATAAACTTGCGCCAACCGGCACCTTCGTCTGCGCCGTGAAGCATCTCGGTGTATTTGGCGACTTGGTTGCGACCGCCTTCAATCGTCCAGCCGCGGTTTTTGTCAATGTCCACCACCGAATTGACGATGCCTTGCAGGAAGGGTTCTTTCTGGATGAAGATGCGCATCCACTCATCCCTTGCACGAAAGCCGCGTCCTGGGTCGGGCTCGGTATCGATCGCGGTCATCACCCAGCGAAAGATCGAATTCCAAATGCTGACTGGCTGATTGAAGCGCGGTTGCTTCGATTCGATTTCGCTTTCTTCTCGTTGAATGGGCGCATTAGCCGACGACAGACGGGCGAGTTCCCGTTCTAATCGTGCTCTTTTGCGCGCTTGGTTGCTCATTCTTTACTCCTTGGCACCCAGGTCTGACCTTTCTTAAGCATCAAGTCAGTAGCAGACCACACTAGAGCGTCGAGTCTGTTGGGTGAGGGTGATCCATGAGCCCACAGACACATTTCATCTTCGAGCGCGTTCCACATTCCAACGTGATGCGCTCGTCCTTGCTCATAGATTACCACAATTGGCTCGGCGCGTGCTTCTTTTCCTTCAGATGCCCAAACCAGTTTGACTGGGACTTCTTTGTCTACTTGACGGAATACTGCGGTGATCCACTTGCCGCCTTGATTCTTTTCGGCGACGATTCGGTTGGCGTGATATTTGTTGTAGAGCGTGATTGCGGCAATCGCTTGCTGTTCGGGCGATCCGTTCATCGTTGCATCTTCTAAGACATAGTAATGGTCTTTGCCGGTACCGCCTTCGCTGGTGCGTCCAGCGGCTACAATGCCGCAGGCATCGCCTTCTCCGTCTGCCGCTGGATCCACAGCGACGACAATCTCAGAAAGTTGCGGGACTTGCAGAACACGTCCCTTCTCAATGTCGGTTCGTTTGAACAAGGAAAGTGGATTGTCCTCGATGTCCTCTGCCATAATCTCTTGACGATATGCCATCTCGGTCATATCGTCGGTGATCTCGGCTAGCGCAATCTCGCTGATGTGCGGATTGTCGTGGCTTGTGAAATGAAACCCTTTCCATCTTCCCGTCTTGTCGAGTGCCGCCCGGTTGAACATCTTGGCGGCGTGTTGTGGGTCTTTGGCTTTCGAGATGCCCAGTTTCCGCAAAGAAGGCGGTGTGTAGACGAAAACCGCCGCGCCATCGTTATCCAAGAGCATGGGTGCCCCAACAACTTCCCATGTGTCTTCATTCATTAGTTGGTATTCGTCGAGAATGAGAAGGTCAGCGTAATCGCCTCTCAGGGTGTCGGCGTTCCAAGCGGTTTTTGCTCTGATGGCTTGTAGCGTTCTCGGCACTTCAATGAGGTGCTCTGTTTCATTTTTGTAAAGAACCTGGGAGTCAATTGGCTCAGCCAGAGCGCGTGTCACTTCATACCAAAAACGATTTACTTGGTCTTGCACCGGCGCGGCATACAAGACACGACGCCCCTTTAGGAATTGTTCAAGAGCGAGGATCGCAACGCCAACTGTTTTCCCGGAACGGCGTCCCGCGCGGATTATTTTGCGCTTAACACTTGACCGTATAAATTCTAATTGGCTAGGATGCGGCTCTGGGATTGCAACTACAAGCTCTTTTACCATCGCGATATGACGGACTATGAGAGAGGGCAGGGCATCGCGCAAAAAGCCGTAAACTGTCTTATGTAACTATTCATAATCTTATGTAACTACTTCTTATCTAACCCAGCCTCGACCGCGTTGCTCGGATCGCCATAGACCACGCGCAAGACGAACGAACCGCCTTGCTCAATTTTGTCTGTGAACAATTTGTGATGACGCCCAAGATGCACAAGGGCGGACTGGGGATCATGAAGCTCTATCTCTGTGTCAACGTTCTCAAAATCGGCACCGGCGGCATTGGTCCCGCGAACCTCGTGTTGTTTTATTTTCTTGATTAGATAAAGGTGCTCTCTTGCTTGAGGGGTCGTTAGGTCTATTACGCCTTCGGGGTTTAGAAACGGAGCCAGATCGCCGCGTGCGTGTTCGGATAGGCGAGACAGAACCTCATTCGCGCTCATACCCATTTCTGCCAACCGCACATCTATCGCGGCACGTATGTCAGGGTTTGACATAGCCAAACGACCCGCTTCATTGGAGCGTGTCTTGTAGCCAGCACGCCTTGCCGCTTCACTGGCATTCCAACAATGCAGATATTCCCAAACGAATACTTTCTGCCTATCGGTCAATTTGCGTTTGGCTTTAGGAATCGGCTCGGTTTTCCCGTTGACGGGTAAATTACTCATTCCGCATCTTCTTAACTTGTTGCGCCGCATCGCCAAGCCCCAATCCGATGGTCGCAATGTCCTTGCCGTCTTGCTCGCGAAGCGCCCTAAGATCAGCAATCTCTTTCTTCAACAAAGCTATTTCCCGCGTTGCTTCCTCATTGAATTGATGCTGATGAATCCACAAGTCATAAAACGTCCGTGAGAACGTGGCTATTTGCTGTGTCAGGGATTGCATACAATCCATAGTATACTCGCTAAACCCCTATACCGTCAACCAAAACTTTAATACCATTTTGCCCGAATTTGCCATATTGGGTATTGACATTGCAGACAAAATGATTTATATTGTGTCTGTAGCGAGTATCCAGACAAAGGAGAATAGAATGAGCGCAAATAAAATGAAAATCTACCGCATAAGCCAAGAGGAAAACAACGAGCAGGGTGCTTTTGAATCCGCCATCGTGGTGGCGCCAAATGAGAAAGCTGCTCGGTTTATGAACCCAGCAGACGGTAAGCCCATGAGTAATGCACAGTGGGGAAAAGGTCTTTTTTGGTGCACCGCTCCCAAAAACGTCAAGGTTGAGTTTGTTGGAATTGCCACCGGCGCATATCAAGAGCAAGGCGTTGTGTGTGTCTCTCGCGTGGAGAGATAGATGAAAGCCACAAGACGGACTAGCAAGAGTTTGCGGGCTAAGGCAGAATTTGTAAAACACATCGCAACTGCCAAGCCCCGAATATCTGGATTCAAGCAAGACGAACTTTGCACCTGTATGACCTGTGGGCTTGAAGACATCGCTTATAGAGAATTTCAAAAAGACGGCAAGCATTTTAATCACGCATGTTTTCCAAATAATGCGTGGATATTTTCAGTGTAGTAATCGTTCGTAGCTCCTTACCAACTGAATCCTCTCACAAAATCCCACTCATTATCAAATGAGCAACGGGGTTCCGCGGTGACAATGATCCTCGCAAACGCAGTCAGTAACTCTCCTGACCTAAGACGGAATAGGAAACGTTGCCCGGATGCCACAAACGATGGCTGAGCAAATGTTAAACAAACCCAATGGGCAGAACCTATACGGATCTGCCCTACTTGGGGTTTGTGAGTAGCCCACCGGGTTAGGTTGAGCCAAGAACAGAATTGACTCAGACACGCTGTATGAGCGACGTCGATGGGCTACTCAGAAATCCCAAGACTTGTGGGATAATTCAGGTTGGCGGTCATCCTTAAACCGACAAGGAGAATGAAATGGCAAACGAAACTAAGCCCGAATATCTGACTGATGAAATGCTCGTATATCTGGACGAACTGCGTGAGTCAGGCGAAACGAACATGTTCGGCGCGCGTCCTTACGTGATGGATGAGTTCCCAGAACTGACCAAAGAGCAAGCCGGCAAGGTGCTGTCTTACTGGATGGCAACCTTTGGAACTCGTCACCCACCAAAGTCTGCTGACGAAATCTTGAAACGGGAGGGTTAGATGGGACGTAAAGTTCCTGATAAAATGGAACAACCAACGGTCAATCTTGAATACACCTCGCCATCGCCCAACAAGCCACAAGGACTAGCAATCCTAAAGGCGATTGGGCTGGCGCCGCTTGATAAGGATTACATAGAAATCCTTAGGGAGAAAATCTCCAAGGAGATTGAAGATGCCAAAGAAACTGACTCAGGATGAACGCAATCAGTTAGCCGATGCGTACCAAGATTGCCGAGAGCGCGATGAAGGTTCAAGCTGGCGCGATGGATCGCACATGATTCTGATTCACCTCCTTGGACTTTTGGGCTACAATGCCCGAAGCAGCGAGCAAGCCGAAAACACGGCAGAGAGGATTCTCTATGAAGGTGAATGATTTCATCAAAACCGTTTTGGGGTGTGGAATGGTTCTGGACATCTACGCCATTTCCGTAATGGGCGACCGAATCGTGAAAGTGCTCTGGGTGCGAAACGTCTTCAAAAACCAGAAAGCGGAACTAATCCCGATGTCTATGCTCGAGTCTGCGGTGGTATGCACGTTTGCAGACGTAGAGGACGAGATTACCAGAACCCAAATGCGAATCAGAAAAGAACTGGACCAATTCACGGAGGCGCAATGATCGAGAAACTACTCGAATTATTCAACCGATTCATTGATGCACAGAACGAACTTGCTGCCATTGAAGGCAAGACCTTCGCCCTCTTCACCGATGAGTGGATCGCGGCAAGGAAAGTTGTCAGCGATGCGCGGCGAGAGATTCACGAATTACTCTTAAAAGGAGAATGACCGTGGAACCAAATCAGATTTACACAACCCGCCGCGCCGAGCGCAGCATCGAGCCACCGGAAGAAAGACCGATGGCTCCCTGTGCGAACTGCGGCTACGCTTACGAAGATCATCGCGAATCAACTGACTGTCCGGGTTTTGGTTGTGTGGGCGGTCAGGTTGACGTTACCCCAGAAAAGAACGAATTTACCTGGGTTGATTGTTCGGACTGCAAAGGAACGGGACACGTCTCAGCTTGTCGCCTCGCTGAATGTCCTGGTTACGAAGAAGGCGACTATTCCAGAAATGAGGATGATTGATGGCAACGAGATGTGAGGGTTGGAGAAGGCGTGGCGGCACGTTTACGCTTGGACCGGTTACTTGGGAACAATGCGATAACAATGCAATAGTCAACTTAACCGTTGTCCAAGAAAAGGAAGAGACCCTACCGGCTTGTAAGGTGTGCTGGCAAGAGGCGATTGATAAAGGGATTACAATAAAGTCCGCAATTCCCCTGAAGGAGGTGAAAAGTGGCAAGAAGTGAATCGCCAGCAACCCGCGAGATTGAGGAATGGGTTGAGAAATACGGAAGCGAACGCAAGGCGCGATTCGTTCTCACAAGCGTTGACCACAAAGAGCCGCCACAATGCACGTGCGGCTACTGCAAGAATGATCCGCGCACTTGGAGGAAATGATGAAAATACATTTCCAAAGGTCAATGACATGGGACAACCACATTGGCGGATATGTACGCCGAACGTACTGTGGCAAGGGAATAAGTGCCAAGATGCTTTATGACCCGACAATTCGGTCGGTGACATGCAAAGCGTGCATCAGCAGTTGGAAGAATGATGATAAGGTTGACCGAAAGTTCCTGCAATCTTCCCGGTAACAGTAAAATCTCACAAGGAGGTCAGAATGGAACAAGTAACGAAGTGGTTATACTGTTTCGCTTGTGGCGCATCACATCTCTTTTTCCAGCAACCGAATGGTTCTTGGAAATGCTCTAATTGCGAAGCAATCAGAACGTGGATTCCAAAGGAGGATGAGTGAAAACAATTCGCATTCCCGAAAAGAATTGGCACACCGAACTTGCCGAGGCAATCAAGATGTCGATTGACGGTGACACTCTCATGGTGAATAGCTACGAAAAGAAATTCCTTGCAGAGCGCGCCGTCGAACGAGCAAACCTGAAAGTGAATGTCTTCGTTCAAGAACACGAATGTGAGTGCGATTACTGCAAGTCTGCAAGAGAACCAAGGCGGGCTGAGTACGACGAGCGCGATCTTCGTCCACCCGCAACGTCAGGCATCTCGCTCTATCAATATACCAAGACGGTTGCCTGCGAAACCGATTTGCACAATTACTGCGATGGTTGCATATGCGACTGTCATAAGGAGAAAGCATGAACGCTCAAGACGAACAAACTCTCAAGGCGATGGAAACCTACGGCGGCGCGGGCACAAAACCGACTATCGGCGCCATCGTGGACGGGATTACCTATGCATCCCACACGACCGAGCAATCGCCCTATGATATGCTCGATATGGAATCGTTCGCCGGATCTCTGCTTTATGCCGAAGCCGATGCGTGGCGCGGATTCCTCAAGACCGGACTGAAAGGCGAGAAGGAAAAGGTAGTCGTGCGATAATGGATTCGCGCTACATGGTTAAGCAGTACATCGGGAAGTTGCAAATCAGTAGCGGACAATTCCAAGTCTTTATGACGGGTAATCCGAAGTGGTTACTCTTTGACCCGCTTCATAATGGATTCTCAACCTGTATGCAATTTCCTGTTGAGAAGAAACGACTACGCCGAGATTGGCGTAAATTCCTAGTTGTTTGACCGTCTGTATTGACATCATCAGACGAAGTGTGATATAACGGAATAGCGGTGTCCAGCTTTGTAATATCGGTCTTGCATCTGGCGAAGGCGAACCGAGCCGCTATAGTTTAGGAGGATAATGAATCAATTTATCGGCTCTCGCGCAATTTGCACCGAGGCGATGCGGCTGAAGTTCGCAGGCAAGATTCAAAACGCAATTATCGCCCCAACTTTGCGCCGATGGGTTATCAAGGAAACGACCACCGGGACCGCCCACTCGACTATCCCCAAGGAACGCGACTTTCCGTTCCCGGTCCCGCGCTCGGAGATCAAGTATTTCAACGATCGCGGACGCAGTGTTTGGCGCATCAACAAGAAGTATCTCTATCTGGTGATTGCGTGGAACGATGCCCGCCACCAAGACGGAGAGTTGGACTTTCGCAAACGCGCTCGGGAGTTAGCCCCGCAGGAGTAAACAATGAATCAAAATATCAAACTAGCCATCGAAGCGGTATATGCTTCGAGAGGTGACGATTTTCAGCGAGCCAAACTCGCATTTCGCGGTCTCTCCAAAGAAGAGATGCAAGAGCAACACGGCGAGAGTGGACAGACCCGCCAAGAAATTCTCGATGGCTACAGGGCGTATCAAGACAAGTGTGATGAAGCGATTGAATATCTGAAGCATTTGAGCTGAGGAGTCACAATGAAATCAATGTCTGCTCTGACACCCCGCAAGTCCAAACTCAAATGGGCTTTAAACGGCTGTTTGGTCATCGGTTCTTTTCACTTTGAACAGAACGGGATGACCGTGCGCGGGAAACCAGACTATGCCGAGTGGTATGCCTGTATGGAAATTCTCAAGCAGGTCGAGGAGAAAATAGTGCGTCCCTTCCAATTCTGGATTGGGGACGCGCTTGTTTACGGCGAACAGCATTACGGCGAAATGTATGCTCAAGCCATAGAGGTGACCGGGCTAAGTTATTCAACGCTTGCCAATATCAAATACACCGCCGCCCACGTTGCGCCTGACCAGCGCAGGATAGGAGAAATATCTTTTTCGGCACACGCCGAGGTCGCGGCTCTCTCATCAGACAAACAAGAAAAGTATTTGCAGATGGCGATTGAAAACGAAATGCCAACGATGCATCTGCGGAATAAAATAGCCAAAGAAGAACGCGGCATTGACCCACCCAAGATTGAATGCCCGTTCTGTCATCAGAGTTTTACCGTTAACAGGAAAGTTGAGATTCTCGACGCAGAGAATCCAGTTGTCGCGGCTATCAACGCGATAGAAGGCAAGCGATGATTAGACCACTCTCACTCGACAATCTTCGAGCCATGCTCAATCGCAAGGTGCGTGAGTTCAATCGCACCGTCAAGAACGAGAAGGGTCTGCGCGCCGTGCTCGTCATTCACCTGGAAGAATGTTTCCCGACGACCCGCCACGAGGTTTGCAAGTCTCTCTTTCCCGAGACAAGCGGCTCCACGAAAGACCTTTCAATCGCGCAAATCTGCGCCATCTTGGACTGGCTCGGCTATATCAGAATTGCCGACGATAGAAATACTTATGGCTATGTTGCCGGTCCAACAACCGAGACAGCTCGGTTAGAAGGAGAACAAGCAGTAACCCAATATCGGTTGTCTCACGGTCAAAATACTCTCGCGCTATAATGCGCTGAAAAGGATTGAATGTCTGAAGATAAAAAGCAAGCCGCGCTTTTGAGCGGCGACACCTGGATCGTGCAAGATACGATTCAGGGTTTGGATAAGAACGGACTGACTCGGATGGTCAACGTGCGCGCCACCTCTTACGAGGAATACAAGACGCTGATGATCGAAATGCTCGGCGTGTTCAAGGAATGGAAAGCCTTGCCCGTTCGTTCTTTCGGTGGCGGTGGAAAGCCGCAAGATGCACCGAAGGACATCAAGTCGTGGGCTGACGTTCCATCGTGTCCAGAGCACAAGACCAAGCTTTATCCGAAGGCTTGGGAGGGACACCCCGGAATGTTCTTCTGGAACTGTCCTGGCAAGACGAACGGTGAATGGTGCAAGTCTGTAAAGGGCATGAAGGCATCGCAAGTCGAATACGATGCTTTCCAGAAACTCGATCCCGAGGATCGCCCTCGACCAGAACAAGACTGATCACTTCGACAACGAACAAAGAGCCGCCTTCATCCGAGGCGGCTTAATCTATCGGAGGAAAGATGCACACGGTTACATGGGTTGCCTGGGCTTCTACAAAACCATTTATGCACGTAATGACAGTAGAGTTACCAGATAGGTTCTACTGGAAATACGTAGAGATTTTACGCAGGATTGGTTTGTCAGAGGCATACCGCTATGCGTGGTTACGAGGTAGGAATAAAGAAGATGTTGCGGTGGATTGGTAGCATGACTCCCAAACGCCTACGCGCTGAAGAGCGCAAGCAGATTTATCGTGAAACCGTTCGCCCCACCGTGATAAACCGCGCTAAAGGACGGTGCGAGGAAGAGATTGATGGAGTGCGGTGTAACAAAATCGGGTCCGACCCTCATCACGTTCACGGCAGAGATGGTGCCCGATTGACCGACGAAACGAAAATAATTCTTCTCTGCCACGATCACCATTTACAGGCGCAAGCCCATTTGAAAACGTCACGCCCAAGGCATGACGCAATCCTAGAGAGGAAGTATGAGAGCCAAACTGCTTTACGCGATCATCTTTAGCACGATGATTCTCGCGTCGCTTACGCTTCACCACCGCGTCACGGTCTTGAATGTCCGAACACCGCCAGCCGATTCAACCGCGTGGACGGTGTTTGTCAAGCCGGATATCTGCGCCTGCTACTACACCTACTTTGTGAGCGCAGAAATGGCGCAACGACAAGTACCGGGCACCGAGTTTTCCCGGTGACGGTAAAAGTCTTGACACCCTAGCCAATCGGGTGTAGAGTGATTTTGCTGAAATCAAAAGATGGAACGTGAATATCGCCCGGAAGTGGGCGCTGGCACGGTCTAAATGACCGTAGGTAGTTACATCTCTACCTCAGCAACCAGCCCCTACTTTTGGGCGATATTTTTATTTCCACGGAGGAACAATGAGCAACTTTATTCCGAACACCCTGCAATATCCAAACATCTATGTTGACGAGGTGATGTATCTTCTGACACCCGGAGAGAATACTGTCTTGCTTTTTGCGGCAAGGCAGATCCTTGGATGGGATGAAGGCAGAGAATCCCGCCAAGCAAGAATCTCCCTTTCCGTGTTTTCCAAGGGTTACGAGGTCCGAGGGAGGAAAGTAGCTAATGGAACAGGAATGTCGGTTGCCGCAGTAAGTGCCGCGTTATCGAGCCTTGTTCAGTTTGGCATCCTCAAAGCCCACCCTGATGCAAAGGCATCCCACGATGGGCTTCTATATGAGATCAACTTCGAGTCAACGAGCATTGATTTCGTGGGGCTGAAGAAACGCCTTGAAGAACGGACGGAGATCAACCGTATTCGCGGTAGCCGTTTCCCACCAAAACCGCGAAAGAACCCTCTACCTACCAGATGAGGCTGGCGTATCCTACTAGGTAACGCTGGAATATCCTGGGAGGTGAAGATAGAAACAAAGAAACAAAGAAACAAATAGATAAAATTGCCAAAAAGCGGCAATTTTATACGCCCTAAATCGGGCGTTGAAGTGCTTCTCAAAAGGAGAACAAGATGGAATGCAAGTATGTTTGTCAGGTTCGCTTGAGCATTATCCGTCAGATCGAATTTACCGATATTGTCGGCTTGCCATTCTCTCAAATCGAGCAGTCCGCGAAAGACATCGTCGCCGTGGAGATTAGCGGAGTGTGGGACGAAGTCTCGCTGATGAACTCTGAAACGACGTTAGAGGAATGAACCCATCCAAGAAGTATCTCTTCACCGTGAACCGCGAAGCCCGGGCGCCGCTTGCACCGGACTTGCTTCAATCTGTTCTCGCCTCTAAGAAATGGATGGCACTTATGTATTTGAAACATAAAGGAGTGAGTGAATGGAAATTTCAGAAATGACTCCATTGGGTCAACATGATTTTTGGAATCAGCGCGCGCGGGTTTGCATAAATCAGGCGGTATCCATAGCAAAGTTATGGGAAAATCCGCCAATAAATCTTTCGGTCGCAAATGCTGTCCGCGCATTAATACTTCAAGCGGCAGAGTGCAAGGTTAATGCAGTTGCCGCAATCTCAAGATATGTGTCAAGTAAGTAAGTGCCAAATGGATTGTCGCATCTACGATGCCCGACAATCCGCACGAATACTCGCTGAAAAGCGAGTGGGAGAATCCCATTCTTTTTAGTCGAGCGGTCCGAGCCATCCGAGAGAACGGAGTTGACGAGACTTGGGAGGGCGACAAGTTTCGCTACTTGGAGATCGGAGGTTATCACTATTGGACGATGGGCGCGCCGGTGTGGCAGACGATATTGATCAATCGGAAACAAGTTCCCGTTAACGGGAAAAAGGAGAATGATGTTTGACCAAGCGTGGATGAAAGCAGAGAAGAAAACCGACCCCAAGTTCCAGGGCAGTATTTGGGAGAGGTTAGGATTTGACGACAAGATTTGCCCGGTCTGTGATGCACACCTGAAGGACGGTATTTGCCTTAATGCGTGTCACTTGAATGCGACATCGCGGCGTAATTTCTATGCTCTTGGAAAGAAGGAGCTGAATGCCTCCTAAATGCCAAGTTTGCGGACAAGAGTTCAAGGTCGCGGAATCGCTGACCAAGCACATGAAGAAGGTGCATTTCATATCGGCGTCGTTGCCGAGCGAAACTACAACGGTTTATGAGGTCGTTGTGGGGGCGGTCACCACGGACGACGACTTGGAAGGAATGTTGAAATACATTCGATCGGTACTCGAGAACATGCGCAACAAAGAGAGCGTTTATCTCGAAATCACAAGAAAGGACTTGACGAAATGAGAGCTGAATTCGATAAATGGTGGAAGCGATTCGCTGGAGTGAATCCAGAGATGGAATCCGACGAATCAGGAAAAGACACGGCTTGGATTGCATGGCGCGCGGCAACCGAACGATGCGCTAAAAAGATTGAATCATTCTGATGCAGTTGTGTCTATTTGATTGAATCAAAACACGGCGAGAGTTGCCCGATCTTTATCGCCCAACAGATGAGAGGTAATGTATGACCTTCAAGGAATTCTGCCAGCGCCATCAGATCGAGATGCTCAAGGGTGCATTTCAGTCGTGGCTCGTCGAGCACAAGGAGTTTTGTTCACATATTCCGGAAGAGTGGGAACGGCTTTATGCCCAGTTCGAATATTCAATGACAAAGGAGTGAGATGATTTGGCGCGTGTTTAAGATTGCGTGGGCGATTGCGCTTGTGGGATTCATCTTTGGAACACCGGTCTATGGCGCGTGGATCAATACCGGCGACTTTGTGTTTACGATCAAGTACGCTCTGTTCATCGCGATTGTGCCTGGATTTCTATGGCTCAAGGCGATGGGAAAGTAGGAGATATGATTGCATTACTCTGTTTGAGTGGCATCGTACTCGCTTTTCTTTTGGGTGGATGGTTGGCGTGGAAAGAGATAACCGAGCCCTACGATCCAACCGATGAGAAGCAAGAGATTGAGAATGGGAGGTGGAAGTGAAACTCGAAGTGAGAGCAACGATCGTCATCGTTGTACAAGTTCCAGACGAGATTGAAAACAAGGAGGTTTACGCAGACCAGATTGGATATGATGCGGTAGATTTGCCCGCATACGCGGCGGGTCATTCCAGGATAGAGAGTATCACGGTTCAGGTGGATAGAGTATGAAATCCATCCTTGCCAGCATGAATTTTGGACCCGACACGATTGTGCTCGATGCCAGCGACTCGATGAAAGATGCATTCGTAAATCCAGGCGATACAGTTGTGATCCAGCCGCAGAAGTATGTCAAGAACGGTGAAATGGTTGCCGTGGAAATAAAGGGCGGTCCGGTGCTTCTGCGAAGACTCTACCGAGTGAAAGACTTGATTCTTCTCAAGTCAGAGAATCCGAAGACTCCGCAGATTAAGGAGAATCTCAGTGACATCAAGGTTTTGGGAAAAGTGGTTTTGATAATGCGACAATTGAAGGCGGTTGTGTGAAACTCTTGATTGATCCGATTTACAACCGGATTCACTTTGTCATTCGCGTTACGCTCGAAGATTGGGATATTGTAGATAATTACGGAGTTGAGAATCCTCCGCCCAATTATTACGAAGCTGACCAAACAGCTTGCGGCACTGACGTGGTTGACTTTAATTCTCCTGAATATGGCGAGGCGAAGATTGGTGTTTGGGAGATTGACACGAATGACCCGAATCTATGTCCGCAATGCAAGCGCATCAATGAAGAGGAACGCAAGCGCCTTGAATCTTGGAATGCGGAGGCAAAGTGAAGAAATCATTTGACGATCAGATTGACGAGCTGGATGAAATGCCAGCGAAAGACCCAAGCCAGTTTTGGGCGCGAACGCCGATGGCGAAATATCTCGAAACCAAATCGTTCTTTGGCAAACGCTATATTCGCTGGCGCTATTTCAACAACAAGTCTGAGCGCGAGCAGTGGGAGCAAATGGAAAAGGACTATGCCGATGAAACCATCAAGAAGAAAATGGAGTGGGCGATTCAGCACGTCCCACCGAATGCGGTAATCAATGCAATTGTGAAGTCGCTGTATGGGTATGTGAAACCAGATCGTCCCGAGCCGGGCACGACTTGGGAGAGCATGGAAAAGCGATGACGAAACTCGAAGAAGAGAAGCGTCACTTGGAACTGCTTCTCGAACACGCGAAAGACCCAGCCGAACGGCGCAAGATCCAAGACGCGCTGAGAGACTTGCGACTGGAAATCGCGATGGAACAAATCCAGAAGAGGAAACATGCTAACTAAAACAATCAAATTTGATGCGGATGTGGTGGATATTCTTCGCTCGAAGGTAACTTGGAATGATGACGGTACGCAGTGCAAGATTGCTCCGTTGGATCGCCCCAGTTATGAGAAGGTCAATAAGGCACTTGCCGCGATGGGCGGCAAGTGGGTGAGCGGCAAGACTAAGGCACACGTTTTCCCAACTGATCCTCGCCCGCAGGTAGATGGTTTGCTCGAAAGCGGCGTCCTGACCGTTGAGCGCGATGGTTTCTTTGAAACATCGTCGGAGGTGCTCGAACAAATGTTGGAGATGATTCGCATCCGCGCTAACTGTCTAGAGCCGTCTGCTGGAATGGGGGCAATCGCGGATCATATACCACTGGCTAAGTCAGCGGTGATTTGCGTTGAAAAGAATCCCCAGCGTGCCGAAGCCCTGCGCGCCAAGGGCTACACCGTGAACTGCACGGACTTTTTGCAGTACGATCCGATGTCACGCTTTGAAACCATTGTGATGAATCCACCCTTTGAAGAAGGACAGGACATGGCGCATGTCCGTCACGCTTACGACCTCTTGACCCACGATGGCGAGATGGTCGCTGTGATGAGTGAAGGAGCGTTTTACCGCAAAGATGCCAAAGCTGTTGCATTCCGCAAATGGCTTGAGAAGGTCAGCGCTGGTCGCGGAGGTTCGGATACGATCGAGCTAGACGCGGGTGCATTCAAGTCAAGCGGCACTGGCGTAAAGACGCGCATCGTCGCGATACGAAAGGAGTAGAGAATGGCGAATTACGTTTACCTGAAGATCCCGCGTGAGTCGTGGGCGCTCTTGGAGGAAACCCTGCAGAAGGATTCCGAGAGCAAGGTGTTTGACCCTGAGTTGCGGAGCGCAATCAAGACCGCGCTGGCTGAGGTTAAGCAAATTCCATTTACAACTATTGCTGATTTCTTTGAGCCATCAGGTGGCTTGCAAGTCCTAATCAGGAAGGACAAGGAGGTTGGTCAGTGACTGAAACCGAAGCCGTGGCGCAAGCCATCATCGAAACGCAATCCAGCCGCTTTACCCAGCTTTATGTCATCGAGAAAGGAATTGATAACTGGGTTGAAGCAGGGAACTATGCCGTGAAAGAAACGTGGAAGGTCACGACTGAACAGGTCTTGGACTCAAAGAGTCGCGGCTACAATGTTCATCTTGTAACCAAGGGAAAGGACAAGGTGCTGTGACACCAAAAACCATTGACGCGCCGAATAGGACGATGCCAAGCAACATCGAGGCGGAGCAAGCGGTGCTCGGGTCTTGCTTGCTCGACCCGGATCTTATCGCGGAAGTCAAACTGATTCTACCGGAAGGATCGGACTTCTATCTTGAAAAGCATTGCTGGATATTCAAGGCAATGCTTTCGCTTTATGCGCGCCAAGTTCCGGTGGACTTTGTGACTCTGACCTCAGAATTAGAGTCACAGGGAAAACTCAATGATGTAGGCGGCTCTGCGTATCTCACCGGGATATTGAACTCTGTTCCAACGGGAATGAACGCAGTGGCTTACGCCAAGATCATCAAACGGTGTTCGGTGCAACGGCAGTTGATTTATGCCGCGACTGTAATTGCAGGAATAGGACACGACGGAAAAGATCACGGTAAGGACTTGGAGAGCGAAGAACTCCTGGCGACCTCGCACAAGGTTCTGGACTCTGTGATTATTCCATCCGAAGGGGGCGCCGCGGTGACGTTGAAGCAAGCGTCGGAAGCGTTCCTTGAGCACGTCGCCGAACGGATGGAGAATCCGAATGACACCTGGGGCATTCCGACGAAGTTGTTGGAAATGGATCAGCGGTTTGGCGGATTGCAACCGGGCGATTTGTGGATTATCGCCGCAGATCCAGGGATGGGCAAGACCTCGCTGATGAACAAGATTCTACTCAACGTGGCAAGCCAAGGAATCCGAGCGACCTACTTCACGCTGGAAATGACAGTTGCCAAACTGATGATGCGGTTCGCTCAAGACCTATCAGGAGTTGAGGGCAGGTTGATTCGACAGGGCAAGATCACGAAGCAACAGCGGGATGCGATTATCGACGCGATGAATAGGATCGAGGACTTTGCGCTCGAGTTTATGGACAAGCCGATTTCTACCGATGGGATTCGGGCGTATCTGCTCAGGCAGAGAAACCCGGTCCGAGTGATTGGGGTGGATTACTCCAAGTTGCTGACCGATTCAAATGTGAAGGAGGATTTGCGTATCGAGCATATTTCCAATGCCCTGAAGAACGTTGCCAAAGAGTTTGAGTTGGCGGTGATTTTGATTCATACGCTTACGCGATCAACCAGTGAAGATCAAATCCCAATGCTGAGCGAGTTATCGTGGAGTGCGGCGATGCGCTACAACCCAGATGTGGTTTTATCACCGTGGTTTGACAAGAAGCGGAAAGATTTTGCTGCTAAAATCGCCGTTTTGAAATACCGCGATGGTCCAGCAACCGGACGTGATGGCTTTGCTGCTTTTTTCGATGGAGTCCGCTGGGGCAATTCATCACATCAGAAGGAGTGATATGGAACAATGTTTGGCGGTTATCTTTCACGGAGCGGGACACCAATCCAGAACTCTTTGCCAAGTGGGCGGAAAGCACCGAATCCATAAGGCGATTTATGGAGAATTCGAGCAAGAAGCAGAGTGGCTTGGAGATGAAGCGTATTCTGGATATTTCGATGAAGCACCTATTGTTCCGGAAGGAGTAAGCGACAATGCGACTCGACACAATTGAGAAACTAACGATCGAGAATCTTTCTCACGGAAGGATGATTTATCGCGGAGAGGTATCTCGCGGAGAATGGGCTTGGATGCAACGGTGCGATGGCTTGAACACTTTCTATCGCTGCGTCCATTCCCGCACGATCAATGCTTTAGTGCGAAAGGGATTGATAGTCAGGAACGGCGAGATGTATATTCTTACTGTTGCCGGGAAAAGTGTAAAATGCTGATCCATCGAATCAAGTTGGTGCGAATGAGGCGGTTCAAGAAGATTCCGACAATGTTTATCAATCACGTGGATGATGCAGGGCGACTGTTGAGCGGCTATCTTCACGACGAGCCGGAGGAGAACTTAGTCGTGCTATCGCTGACGACGCGGAGGAAGATTTGCGGTCTGACGACGGTGAATCACGGAACGCTCAATTCGACGACGATCCGAATGGCGGACATCTTCAAGCCCGCGATCTTGCACAATGCAATGTCTATCATCGTTGGGCACAATCATCCAAGTGGAGATTCGGAGCCGAGTTCAGAGGATATTGCGATTACGCGGGAAATTCAGAAGGCAGGTGAGTTGCTCAATATCGAGGTCGAGGATCACATTGTGACTGGTGGCTTTAGTTATTCCTCGATAAGAATGAAGAACGGACTGACGTGGAATCAGCCCGCTCTTCAACTGTCTGCTCAGGACGACAAAAGTATAACAAAATCAGAGGAAAAGTCAAGGAGAGAAATGCCAAAACGAATTCAGCGAAAGCGGACGCGCGGATGGAGGATGCCCGCGAACACGGTGTATGTGGGCAGACCGACCAAGTGGGGAAATCCTTACCTTGTCAACGAGTTCAAGGCAGCCAAGATGATTAACTGGCACTATGCATGTTGCAGTGATGTGGCGGTAATTATGTTCAAAAAAGACCTTGAATACGGAATACTTGGAGTCACGCCCGAGGATGTATGGCGTGATCTGCGCGGCAAGAATCTCGCGTGCTGGTGTCCATTGGGAGAACCATGCCACGCCGATGTACTATTGGAGTTGGCGAACAAAGATTCTGCTTGACACTCAACGGGAATCCGCTTATACTCAAATCAGCGTAAAGGAGTAGATATGAAGTCTTTCACACAGGCGGAAGTAATTGAGACGATCAAGGAACTTGTAAGGGGGAATTCTCAGAAAAAGATCGCCAAGGAATGGCATGTTTCTCCCGCCTACTTCAGCGATGTTATTCGCGGGCGGCGCGAGCCAGGAAAGAAAATACTCAAGGCGATGGGTCTCAAGAAAGTTGTGAGATACGAATGAAACGAATTCCACTAACGCACGGGAAATTTGCGATCGTTGACGACGTGGACTTTGAGAAAGTGACCGCACAATGCAAGTGGCGCACTTTAAGCGGTAAGAATGGAAAGTTTTATGCCGTTGCGCACCGATGGGGAAATGATTCTATGCATGTTTTCCTTATGAAACCGCCCCAGGGCATGAAAGTCGATCATGTCAACGGGAACGGACTCGATAATCGACGCGAGAACCTACGAATAGCGACGAACTCTCAAAATGGGATGAATCGAGGAAAGTTTCGTAATAATACTAGCGGCTATAAGGGCGTTGTGTTTCAAGGAGGGAAATGGCAAGCTCAGATTAACGTTCTTAGCACTCGTATACGGAAAGGTGGTTTTGCATCCGCCGAAGAAGCCGCCCATGCCTACGACGAAATGGCGCTCAAATATCACGGCGAGTTTGCCTATTTGAATTTCAAGGATGGGATGAAGTGAAACACGGTAAAATTGACAAGAAGTTGCGACAAGTCCTAGAAGCCATTCCGGGATCCGAATTGAAACACACGTTGAATGAAGTGCCCTACGTTCTCACCCCATTGGGTCAAAGTGTGGTCTATTTCTACCGCAAGGATCGGTATGCGGTTTTTACTCAAGCCGAACCTCTGCGGCAGAACAAAAGCGAAGATTTGATTGACGCTCAATCAGTGGCGCTATTTTGCGCGAAAGGATAAATGAATGTCTGCTCAAAGGTTTAAGATCATGAATTATACGACTGAGGTTGCCGCCGAGAAAAGCATTCTTGACATCGAACGGTTGCTTTCCAAAGCCGGTGTGAAGTCGGTTCACAAGGAATTTAACGGAGGCGGTGAGACTACAGCCTTTGTTTTTTCGCTCATCACAGGACATGGAGAAATGTTTTTCAAAATGCCCTGCGACGTGGATAAGGTGTTCACCGTTCTTTTTGATGAAGTTAAGAAACCACAGCGTGGCACCGAGAAGCGAGTGCGTGAACAGGCAAACCGAGTGGCTTGGAGAATTCTTCTTGATTCGTTGACCGCCGACATCACGCGGCTGAAACTCCAACAAGTTACTCCCGAACAAGTTTTCCTGTCTTACATGTGGAATCCAAAAACCGGCAAGACTCTTTTCGAGAAATTGGAGTCTCAGCAATTCTTGCTCGAAGATGGTAAGAAATCACGCGATATTTCTTAAGGTTCGGAGTATGGCTCAATTTCACTGATTTTGAGCCATATACCAGAAACCCATTGAAAATCCAAGATGAAATCAAAGCGGAAAATGCTACGTTATACCAAGAAGAGCCGTAGCCGATTGCGCCACAAGAAAATAGGGCGTCAAAACTTTTTCAAAGGCATTGCCATACAGTGTTTTCAAAAACCATAGTGTTTTCAACCTTTTTGCCGCTTTGCCGAAATTGTATCGCCGCTCTGGTTGGCTCACAGTGATTGACAAAGCAAGTCGCATCCCGTATAATACAAATGCTTAGAGAATGAAATCGGGACGCTTTATTTGGCGAGTTCGGCATCGCCCCCGATAGTGGACAAACGTCCCGTCATTCTCTAAGCAAGATGACACTCTATCGGGGGCGATTTGTTATGAAACACTATACGGCTTTGTTCGGGAATGTGGCGATGGAAAAGGCACGGTGCCCAGACTGCAAGTCAATGGCATTCGTCATAGACGGAAGACTGGCTTGTTGCGGGATTGACGTTAATTCAAAGCCCAGCGGATTCAAACGCGAAAGCGAACCAACGGTAGGTCGGAGACGACCATCACCGAAAGATCAAAAGAGGATTCTCAAAGAACAGGACTATCGGTGCTTGTATTGCGAAATGCGATTTGGTGAAAGACGGAAACGCAACGGAAAGAGTTTCACCATCACGATCAATTGGGATCACAGATTGCCATACTCGTTCTCACGGAATAATTATTCACGCAATTTCGTTGCCGCCTGCCAAGTTTGTAATGGAATCAAGAGCGACAAGATTTTCCAGGAGTTAGATGAAGCGCAAATCTACATTCAAGGTGAGAGAAAGAGCAAGGGCTATGATTTCTAAATCGCGCCGAAAGAAGCGAGATCGGCGCTCACCGTGCGTTCTGACCCTCGTATCTACAAAACCGCTCTCAATGGCTTCAGACGTATCGGGAGAGGATTTGCGAGTGTGGCGGGTTGGAAACCGTTTTTCGGTCTATCGCGTGATGCTGATGCTCGGGGTGGCGTCGGAAAGCACGGTGCGCCAATATGAAACCGGGTCCAAGCCCATTCCCCAAAAGATGAAGTGGAAGATCATTGGTTTACTGAATGGGTTCAGTTATCGAGCCGTGTTCTTCAGCAAAACTCCGTTGGTGCCAGGGACAGAAATCCAAGGATATGACTTGGCGTGTTACTGTGGGAAGCATCGAATCACGGAATTACGCAGTCGGCGGTTTCATTCGAGGCATTGTCAGAATCGAGCGCGACGAAAGAGGATGAGGAAATGAAAACAAATTTCGAGCGCGGCAAAGCCGTTGAAGAGTTTGCATTGGACTACGTCCTGGAACTTGGAGTGGCGTGTCATTCCGCCAATGGAATTGATATTCATGCGCATGACCTTGAGACTGGGAGCCTGAAGATTGAGGTTAAGGGATCCGGGTATGGTCGCATCAACCATGATACTAAGGGCTATCAATTCATTCGCAAGCGTTCAACAAGCTCTCGTGTTGTATTGAGTGATCTCACCCTGCTTTTCTGTTTTGACACACTGGACACAGATAATCTTGTGGATGTTTTCCGCGGAGTGTTTGTGATTCCGTCTTTAGGAATTAGTTCGCACCGGATCTCTATCGTTGCGCGCGATCCAGTAAAATATGTGGGAAAGTTCAAGGATTTTTTCAACCGCACCGATTTAATTCTAGCGGGTGAGAAATGAGATCGTTCTTGGACCCGGCTTTCTTGATGTTTATGGGATTCCAATTTACAGTTACGATTGGAGTCGCGATGCTGGGTCATGCGACAAAGGCGAAGGACGGTACTGTGCTGGGATTTTTGTTCGGATGGTTGTTCGCGCTTTGGTTGCAAATCCAATTGGGAGGACGATGATGGAACTTTCAGAGCTCGCCAAGAAATACAAAGCCCTTCAAGATCAGGCGATGGAGAATGCGCATAAGGCGCCTACTGTTTTGGATTTTCAATACTGGGAAAGAAAAGCTGAGGAATATCGTCGAAAGATATTCGACTTGGCAGAATCGCTTTTGCCGAAGAAGATAGGTGAATGATGCCGGGCAAACATTGGGGCAATAAGCCGGACAACAATGCTGATGAGGTGATGCAGCCGATTCGGGATTGCAAGCAAGGTTGGCTGGAAGGTCCGGGCAAAGGGCGTGACTTTGTCTGGTTCGTCAAAGGCAAAGTCTACTTTATTGAAATCAAGAATCCTATGGTAAGATGGTCTTACACGCCTTCTGAAATCCTGATGAAGGCAATGTGCGAAGCCAACGGAGTTGAGTATGTCACGCTCAAGACGAAAGAAGAATCCGAGGAGTTTGTAGGGAATGTTCTTCGATAGTCCACCGCCGGCGATTCTGATTTGGATCTTCTTTTTCATCGCGGCGTGTTTGACGATGTTCGCGCTCTACAAGTTGATTCAGGTGATGATTCGTGAATCAAAATCTAAATGAAGTGACGCGTTATGTTCCCGACAACGGGAAAACCTTTCGGGACCAAGTTCTCGAAAGTGAACTCGTTCACGCCTCGATCGCGGCGATTGCGGCGCTTATTTCATTTCCGATCTTGCTCTTTTTCGCATTTGGAGATGAAGTAACACTTCACCGGAATTGGCGTATTACGCTCTCGATTATCGCGTTGCCATTTCTCTTTGTGTTTATTTCGAGGATGCTGGCTTTGTGTGTCAAGCCATTGAAACATCTTGCGGCCATAACAGAGGCGTGGATCGAGATTATGACCAATAAGGATTGGAATAAAAGCGGTGGGATTGGGGATGTGTTGGAAATTCCGGCAAACACCACGGATGATAGCCCGGTCATCCATCGTCAGGTTTTCGTTTCACACGTCACGGAGTTTATGAAGCGGAAAGACCAGTTGCTTGGAATGGGACGGAAGAACTGGGTGGCGCGTTCTCAGTGGCTGAAAGAGGCCGGCGCGGTCAATGACTTTCAGTTTTCAGACGGGATGCGCCTCAATCGGAAAGAGTATGAGCAGATCGTTGAGATGCTTGAGAAGATGGGCGTGATCGTTGGGCGAGGAAAAGGGCGGTCGGGAGACACCTCCGACCCTACCCTTTCAGACGTGATAGACCAAATTGGATAAGCTGGGGGCCGATTGCCAGCCCAACCAGCCCAAGAAAACCAGGTTATCAGGCTAAATCCCCTCAACGTTGAGGGGATTTAGTTTTCAGAGTCTCCTTTATTTCTTGAACGTCGCTTTCGCATTGAGCGAAAACGGAGATGCGCCCTTGAGTCCGCGGTAGGCATAGTGGACACCGTACATCGCCAATAGCGATACAACCAGAACTAATGCCTGCGCGATGAGCGCTTGTTGATCGGTAGTTTGTGTTCCAATCAACTTGCCAAGATAGTCCACGACCACATTAACCACTGCCGCGACGATCACAGCCAATCCACCGGAAAGATCGATACCGGTCAACGCAAGAATGGCTTTGACACCCTGAGTTCCGAGAAACGCGAAGAAGCCAGCGACGAACGCGATGAACACGGGTGGCACCACAAACGGAGCCGGGACCGGAAGGGGTCCCTGGGCGAACGCGCTGGTGACGGTGATGAAAACTGCGAGAGCAACGAACAACGGAATGAACTTTTTCACTTTGTTACCTCATTGAAAATTGAACTAGCCACGAACCGCGTGGCTGGCGGTCTTACGATTTTTCGGGACCTGCTTCGCCCCATTCCTTGAAATCCTTTCGATCAGAGTCCACTGGATTCGTAAAGAACGCAGTGAAGCTGTTGATGAGAGGAAACGCCTCTTCTTCGCGCATGTCCTGGGAATCTCCGAGCGTCCCATCTTCTTGTACGACACGAACTGAAACTTGCTTTTCTGGATCGTATGCCATTTATATCACCCCCTTCTGCGTTAATTATATCACCGTTCCTGCAATCGCCAAAGCAGGATTAGGCGAGTAATGCGAAATGATGTCCTTTGTCGTCATACCAATCCGATAGGATTTTAATGCTCGGCATAGGTTGATCGAGCACGAAGACTTGCAGTATCTTGCCTTCGATCTCCGCGGGAACCTGGTCGAGCGTGACAAATGGTAGGCGGTAGCAAGTTCTACCTTCGATGTCTTTGAAAGCTTCTGGCTTGCCGGCGACTGCCTGAAACGCTGCACCTTGCAGATTATTTGGCATCAAACACCGTATGCCAAAATCTTCTTTGCGGCTCCCAGATGTGAGTGTCAACCCATTCCAGCCAATTGCCGCTGAGCGCGTCGAGCGTTGGCTCAAGTAGGAACGCTACGAAAATAACGATGCCCGCAATCAGTTCGATCATTTAATCGTCCTGTGGATCCTCGAAATGCAACTGTTCAAGCGAACGCAATGCGGCTGAACACGCGTTAGATGGAGTCCATTTTCCGAGAGGATGGATTTCTGCCCAAGAGAAATGGGTCGTGTCTAAAACGTAGCGTCCCTCGAATTGAGCGCAATCTCCCACGTTCGGCAATGTTCTAATCGGGTCAGGATCGATCCTGCACGGATCAATCGCATCAGCTTGGGTGGGAACTGAAAAACAGACTGGCTCTACCACCAAGTCACCGCTTTGATGCGCGGTATTCCCAGTATTGATGTATTGCTGGTATTGCGAGTTGAGTCGCACCATCACGTGCCGATCTCCGTCTGCTTCTCCGCGAACCGCCTCAACGCGCCCAATAACCACGATACAAGTCGCTTGAACTACAAGGCGATAATCGTGATAAACGTAGGGAATTTGATCGCCTACGGTGCATCCACTCGGTGTGATCGGAGCAGGCACAGTAACTCCACCAGCAGGAGTCACCGTGATTCCTGGTGCTGGCGTCGGTGCGGGATCGCCCAGGCACGCCACTAAAGCCACGATCAGCGCGATCAGAACCGCAACCATAGCCACGGCTTTAGGCAAGCAAGCATCCCAGATACTGGGCGGCTTGACCGGAGGCGGTGGGGGAGGGGGCGGCGAGACGGGTCCGAGTTGAAACGCCGCGAACGCATCCCCGCGCCCCAGCGCCTCGCCAATATCGTTCGCCGATCCTGGCAGGTGCTTGACCGTTCGCTCGAGCAAATCCAAGATTTGAGCGGGCGTCGAGCCAGGAT